CCCTCTCAGGGCATTGTAGAGCTATGGGTTGAGCACTACTAGGCGCTCAGCCCTAAGCTCTCCTTATGCTTTATTGCATATGGGCGGCGCAGGCTTCGACACCTGCGCTGCCTTAATATCCTCAACCCTCATCATTTGGGGAGGCATACCACTTGCCATGCTCACCCTTAATAAACCAATAAGCGCCGCATATCTGACACTCCATTTCCATCCAAGCATCAAAGCCCACTTCCCTAAGCGGGCCTTCGCAATGCGGGCAAGAGGGCGCCACGCCTCTATCCTCAGCTACCAAAATGACGTCCCTCTCGCTCCAAACTGCCCATTCACCATTGCATTCAATTGCCTTAATCTCGCTGCCTGTCATATTATTCTCCTTTCCCGCTATGCGGGGTCTTTAAAGCGTGCGATCTGCACTTCTAACGTGTTATCTCAAGCTAGCCTATACCCTAATAAGCCAGCTTTACTGCTGAAACCCTGCTATTTCCAAGCGAAATAGCTATAAAGCCTGCCGAGGATTCGAACCCCGCTCCTGCTTGCAATAAAGCAAGCAAGCGCCCCAAGTCCAGCGCAGGCTATTTGGAGGCTTCTCCCACAATTTATTAGGCTGCTTATTCAGCGAGGCTCGCATGGTTGACAATCCTCAAGCTAGGGCTCGCCCCTCAAGTGTTGGCTATGAGGGGGAGGGCTTTGGCTAGCGGGGTAGGGCTCCCGCTTCGCTACTTCTCGCTCTGCTATTGCCAGCGCCCCTGTCGAGGGTGCGCTTGCCTATACCTAAATCTCAGGTTGCCCGCCCCAAATATTGGATGCGGTTTAATAGCCGGGTTCCACGCTTTGGCCCCACCGCAGGTTGCTCTTCCCATTGCTGGGCATCTTGGCAACCTGAGGACCGCTCGCCCCTTGCGGGGGTCTTGGCTTGCCCGGGCTTCCACGCTTATGGTTAGCGCCCTGCCATCAGCAGGACTACCATTTGTATCCCCTAAGGATTTCACACCTTAAAGCTATTGGCTAACCGTTAACCTCTTCTCCCTCCTCTAGCGTCTAGCGGGCCGCCCAACTCTTGCTTCGCGTGGTCTTATAGGGCTTGCGCCCCCGCCATCGGCCGGGCAATAAAGCAGCCGTTTTTCAGCTAACCCTCAACCTCCTGCTACCTCCTCCTTTGTCAAAGATCAAATAAAACTCCCTACCTAAACCACTCCGCTAGTATAGCATGAGCAAAAAGATAATGGGCGCTCTGCCCTTAGGTTTGCATTATTACATATGTGCGGCTAAGGAAATATTATGAGGGGTGTGCGAACCCTAAGCTCTCCAATGGTTTTCGCACTTTTTCTTAGAGCTAGCTTGGTTCTGCTGAAAGCAACTTTGTTGAGAAAGATTTGACTTTTTCTTGACAGGTGCGCGAAGGGGGACCGCTTGCTCTTGTGCTAACCTATTGGAAATCAGCGGGTTATCAGCTGGGTTTGGGTAGAGCAAGCGTAAGTGGTTGGTTTTCAGCAGGACTAGCACAAATAAAATTGATCGAGGGGGTGAACGTCAATCATTTTGAAAGCTAAGGAGACCAATGGTTTTCGCACTTACCTCTTTTTCAACCCCGAATTCGAAAATCAAATTGTGGCAAAACAGTGCGAAGCATAAGGTCTCCAGTGGTTTTCGCAGTTCAAAACTGGAAAATTCCGGGTAAGTTTGAAAAGCCCAGAAATGCCCGAGCGAAGCCCACTGGTCAGCTATGGTTTCAGGGCTGTTTTTGAAAATCATGGGGTGTGCGAAGCCTTAGGTCGTGGCGTGATCAGGGCCCTCGTGCGTCGGGGTACCGCAAACGAACAAAGAAAGTGGGTCTAGCTGAAACCCATAGCCCTGAAGCCTAAGCTCTACAATGGGTTCGCACACCCCTGTTTCTGCGCTTCCAAACAAAAGGAGCAAGCCTTAGATGTGCGGAGACAGGCAAGCAAAGAAAAGCAGTCCTAGCAAGGAATTCACGCTAGATCTGCTAGTGGTTGATTTCCAATGGTTTGCGCAAGCCCAAGTGGGCTAGGAATGGCTTGGCGAAAGTGGGTGAAATGGGCTGATCTATGGGTATAAGGATATGCGTGCACCCGAGAAAACCCGTTAGACGTGCTTCTCGCACGCTGGTTTTTCTCTCCCTTTTCAACCCCTCACCCTAACGAAGCATAAGGAGAGCAATGGGTTCCTCCCCCTAAGGAAGCCTAAGGAGAACAATGGGTTGAGCGGGGTAGGTAAATAAAAGGAAAAAGGGGTGGCTCAGCCCACTGGAGAGCTTAGGGTTTCGCACTTTTTTGTTGACAGGTTTGGCAATAAGGTTTAGGTTGCACCTCTAACCTTTAAGGAGAAATATGACTAAGAGCCGCATAGGTATTTTGGCTGAGGAAATCTCGGCACTTTTCGCCAAAGCGCAAGCTAGCCATAAATCCTCTATTATTTTGGACCTCCTCATGCAGGGGGGCCGCATATACCAACCCACCATACCCGCTGAGGATTGGCGCTCCCAACCTGAGATTATGAGCTTGCTGCTTTATTGCGCAGGCTATAAAGAAGAAACGATAGGCTCATTTTCTTCACCCTCAACCTCAAGAGGGATTTCGCAGCAAGCTGTGAGCAAGCGCTTAATAAAGGCGGCCTTGCTTATGGACGAGCGCTTTGGCGGGGACCTCGCAGACTTGCGAGAAAGGAGAAATAAGGTGAAGCTATTATTCAAAACCCATTTTGACGCTGCTCATAATTTACCTAATTATGAGGGCGCTTGCGCTAATGTGCATGGGCATAGGTGGCTCGTAGATATTGAGCTAGAGGGCGAGGTAAATCCTGAGACAGGGATGGTAATGGACTTCAAAATCCTCAAGCGCTTAATAAACCCGCTATTGCCTGATCATTCTCAGGTAAATGAAATAGTGGCTAATCCAACCGCTGAGAATATTGCGGGCTTCCTTTTCAATAAGATAACCAAAGCGCTTGCAAGCGCTGAGGTGAGGGCTAGGCTGCTGAGCCTCACGGTTTGGGAGACTCCAGAAACGGGGGCCAAATACCCTTAGCGCTCTAGCTAGCTTGGAGCATACTTAACCCTCACCCCTACCCGCTTAATAACCTAGCTCAGATGAGCGTCTAGCACGCTTATGAAAAGCCTGAGAAGAGCCATGAGCCTTAATTCAACTATCAGCAGGAACACTAAGGAGACAGCAGGGCAGAGCCGGCCGCCCCTCTCAACCCTAAGGAGAAGGGGTAGGAGAGCCTTATAAGGAGATAAAGCATGAAGCTAAAGGTGGTAGAGCAATTTATGAGCGTGCAGGGGGAGGGCTTGCTAGCAGGACAGGGCGCTTGGTTTATTAGGCTCTTTGGTTGTAATTTGAACTGTCCTTTTTGCGATACCCGCTATGCGAAAGAGGGCAAGGGGTGGGAGCGAATAGAGGTGCATGAGCTAGCAAGAGCAGCCATTGCAAGCAAGCAAGCCCTAGTGGTAATAACAGGTGGCGAGCCAACTCAGCAAGCCCGAGGGCTATGCAGGCTCATTGAGCGCTTGCAGGGCGCAGGGCTTAAGGTGCAGGTTGAGACTAATGGAACGGGCAAGCTATCCAAGCCCGCTAGCCTAGCCCATATAACCCTAAGCCCAAAGCGCAAGGGGAGGGTGTGCAAGCAGATGTGGCGCATAGCGGATGAGGTAAAGATTGTGGTGGGCAATAAAGTGGACGTGGACTGGGCGCTAGCATTGGTGAGCAGGGCTGGCTATAAGGGTGCTGTGAGCTTGCAGGCTGAGAGTAATAGCAAGCAAGCGCTTAAGGCAGCTATTAAGGCAGTGCTGGAGAGTAGAGGTAAGCTGAGGTTAAGCGTGCAACTTCATAAATTGATTGAGGTGAAATAACGCAAGCGGCGCAAGCGCTATAAAAGGCATTTGAAAAAGTAAATCGGGCAGGAGTGAGCGCCTAAGGTCTAGGCGTGCCTGCACGGGGTTAAGTGCGAAACCATAAGGAGATCAATAGGGAGAGAGGTATGTACGAAATAAAAGATGACATCGAGGCTATGCAATTTATTAAGAGCCTGCTGAGGTATATGGGAGAGGATCCCGAGCGGGAAGGATTAAAGCGGACGCCTGAGCGCATGGTGGCAGCAAGCAGGCAATTGTTTGCAGGCTATTCTCGATCCCCCGCTGAGGTGCTTAATAGAGTATTCACTTGCGCTTATGACGAGATGGTAGTGCTGAGAGATATTGAATTTTTCTCCACCTGTGAGCATCACCTCATGCCCTTTTTTGGGCGGGCTGCCATAGCATATATTCCTAATGGGAAAGTGGTAGGGATATCCAAGCTCGCCCGCTTGCTTGAGGTATATGCTAGGCGCTTACAAATCCAAGAGAAGCTCACAGCTCAAATAGCGGACGCCATTGAGAAGCACCTTGAGCCTAGGGGTACCGCAGTCTTTATCCAAGCTCAGCACCTTTGCATGACAGCGAGGGGAGTGGGCAAGCAGAATTCAATAATGGTAACGAGTACCCTGCGAGGCTGCTTCAAAGAGGGCGCCCCGAGAGCAGAGTTCCTAGCGCTTGCGAGGGCATAGCATAGCATTAGGCATTGGGCGCTGAGGACAGGGAAGAGGACGGGACTCAATATTGAATACCCTAAGCCCTTGATCGCCTTATGTCTAGGGTGGGGAGAGCGGGGTAAGGGTGCGCAGGCATAAGGTCTGCTTAGGGCTCGCAGGGGTAAAGGGAACCACTTATGGGTTATAAGGGGAAGAGGCGCAGGTTGAATCTTGAGCTGCCTTATTTCTAGATTTGGTTTTGGCTAATCCTGATTCTCGATCCTGCTTGCGCTTGCTAGCTTGAGGGCTGCCTTATTTCTCGATCCTGCTGAGGGCAGCTCGTCCCATAATAATAATGAACGGGGTGTGCGAAGCATAAGGAGACCAGTGGGCTGGACGGGGTGGCACCCCTCAGGGCTTAGGTCTCCAATGGTTTTCGCGGGGTAGGGTGTCGCGACTCAGGTGCCCCTTCCCTGATTTTCGCTTCTCCGGGAACGAAGCGGCAGGTACCCTGACAATTTGACTGATCATGCGAAAAACTTAAAGTGGCATAATCGCCACCAACGGAAAGCAGTAAAGGGAGGACGGGATAATGAGTGAGGAAAAAGAGGCATATATAGTGCGGGAAGCCTGCCACAGATGCGGGATAGTAGCGGAGCTGGGAGCGGACAAGCTCTGCAATGATTGCCGGGACGGGAAGCCACTCGTGGAGCAGTGCGCAAAGTGCGGGGCAAAGGGCAAAGTGGTACCGGAATCGGGATTGTGCGCTAAATGCGAAGCGGCACGCCTGAAAGAGGAAATGTTCCCGGAAAAACCGCCGCTCAGCGCGGGGCGGGTGCGGAAGACAGCGGGCGGGAAACGGAAAGCGCCTCAGGTGCGCTCTAAGGCTGTAAAAAAGGCAAAGTGTGCTAGGTGCGGGCGCAAAATGACGCTGATAAGCCGGAACCTCTGCGGGACCTGCTATACTATCGTCCGTAAAGCGGGTGACTTAGGAAACTTCCCTAAGGTATCACGGAGCAAAAAGGCCGCCCCGGCTAAAAAGGTCCAAGGGCTAGCGGTAATAGATATTCCGGTTTCCGAAAAGATCGATCTTCGTAGTCTAATTGCGGATATGCAGGAAAACATTGCCAAGGAATGCGAGGCAATGGTACTGTCTATTCGTCAACTCGCAGACCAGAAACGGGACGAAGCGGAAGCGCTCCGGGAAAAAGCTAACCAAGGCGAGGCAATCATAATCCGAATGAGGGAGCTAGCGTTATGATAAATAATATTACCTTAAAGATTAATGAGGACGCGGTAATGTGCGCCATCCGTCCATATATCGTTGTCAACCTTCGCTGGGAAGGAGTCCATAATTGGCCCGGTTGCGACCTTCCGTCTGTCCTTTTCCTCCGGGATCCGCACCGCCACGTATTCCATATAGAAATCGGCAAACCAGTGAGCCACGGGGACCGGGATATAGAAATAATCATCTTTAAGCGTGCTGTCTTATCCTGTCTAGATGCTCACTTTCCAGACAGGGACATGGGAAGCCTATCCTGTGAACAGCTTGCAGAATTCCTGCTAAAAGAGTTCGGGGCAAAGTGGGTCAAAGTGCTTGAGGACGGGGAGAACGGGGCAGAAGTCCGAGCTGAGGTGCTATAATGAGCCGGTGGCGCAAAATATGGTATCTCCCCCTCGAATATAACGATATGCGGCCGACTTCCTGCTTTGACAGGGAGATTAGAGCTTACCTCGAAGGGTGCGGGTCAGACTTCTGCGTAATCAACTTCCCGGAGCTTGATAATGCCGGGATTAAAAAAGGCTCGTTCCTCGATGCCCCGACGACTATTCAGGTCAAGATGCAACAGCTTTCCGTTCTCGCCTACCGCTACGGGAGCGGGCAAATCACTGACGACGATCTGATATTCACTCAGGATATTTGGTTCCCGGGACTTACCGCTATTCCGTACCTTAATTATTTCTGCAAAGTGCGCCCTCAACTCCGCGGCTTACTCCATGCCGGGACCTTTACCGATACCGATTTCGTTCGGCAGCTTGAGCGCTGGGGCGCTATGTTTGAGAATTGTCTTTTCGATATCGTCGATAAGGTTTTCGTGGCTAGCGATTTTATCAGGGACGACGTTCTCCAAAAGCGGTTGTGCAGCCCGGACAAGATTGAGGCAACCGGCTGGCCGAATGACTACTATGGAGTCGACCAGTATAAATCTCTCCGGGAAGAAAAAGAAGAACTCGTAGTTTTTTGCGCCCGCAACGTGGACGAAAAGCAGCCGTGGAAATTCGAGAAGCTAGCCGATAGGCTCCGCTTTTTTGGAGCTGAATTTATCAATACTCAAGCCCAGAACTTATCCCGGGAGCAGTATTACATGGTTCTCAACCGCGCAAAGGTTATAGTCAGCTTCGCCCTGCAGGAAAACTTTGGTCATGCAATTATGGAAGCGGTCCATGCTGGCTGTATCCCGATAGTTCCCGACAGGTGCGCCTATCCCGAATTTTATCCCGACGAATACAGGTTCAGGGACTTCGACGAGTGTGTTGAAAAGGTGATGATGGCACTTTCCGGCACTCTACCCCGTATTCCAGCCCCGGTTTTCCCGGATGCCGTCAAAAGGTGGTTCGAATGATATTATACGGAGCAGGGTGCGCTTTCGGGCAAGATCAGCTTCCCGCTTTTTGTGCCCGCCATAGGATAGCTAAGCTCTATTCCTATAATGGTCCTGGAGAAAGAAAGATTATTAATCGCTGGGCCGGCAAGATTAAGCTCATGGTTGATTCTGGTGCTCACTCATGGAATAAAATTCATACTGTCAAGGTCGGCGCTACTAAATCCCGACCTTGGCTCACCCCGGTGCGGAAGTATATTCCGCAGTATATAGAGTTCATCAAAGAGCACAAGGACAGAAAGCACTTGACATTCGTTGAGCTTGATGTCTATCGTTTCCTCCCGAAAGAGGAAATAGATGATATGTACAAGGAAGTGATAGCAATACCCGATAGGCAGTTCGAATACATTCGCGTGTACCACCCTGTTATGGACAACGGAACCCTGGAAGTGCTTGACGAATGGATTGCCGAGGGTCAAACTTACATAGGGATAGGGCGGGATAGCCAACCAATATTCCACAAGATTTTCAACAAGACCCGGGACAAGGTTCGCGTCCACGGCTTCGCTGTCCTCGGCAGGAAGATATTGGAAACCTATCCTTTTTACTCCGCTGACTCAACTACCCCGGTAACCCCTGCAATGTATGCCCTCCATATTGACCGCGACTTCAAACTAAGGTCCAAGGTCAACCTGCGGGAGAATAAGCGCATGGAGGCGCTTCTGGACACGAAATACACGACTTTCAAGGCGTTCCTCGCCATGAAGTATATGCAGGACGAATTAACCCTGCTCTGGGAGAACCGGGGCGTAAAATGGCCTGTTGTTTATTAGGCTAAGGAGAAAGCTATGGCTGCCATAGACAGATTTAAGACTATCCCGATCGACAAGTTGGTCGCCGCCGATTGGAATTATAAAGAAGATAATGACCATACCCGGGAAACGCAGGAAGCTCTGGTCGAGAACCTCAAGCGCAACGGACAGATAGAAAATATCCTCGTCCGGGACCTGCCTAACGATATGCACGAAGTCATCAACGGGAACCATAGGCTCAAGGCTTTTAAGAAGGCGGGCATCACCGAAGCCGTGGTCTTTGATTTCGGAGAAATACCGCTCAAGGCAGCCCAGAGGATAGCCATAGAGACCAATGAAACCAAGTTCCCGGCTAATGACATTAAACTTGGTATGCTCATTGAATCTATCGCAGAGGAATACTCCCTCGACGACCTCAGGGAAACTATGCCTTACGATTTAGAAGAGCTTGAGGCGTATAAGAACATGAGCAATTTTGATTGGGACGCGATGCCGGCCGCAGGCGGAAAAGGTGACGGTGGCGGGGGGAAGATGGCTCGGTTCCGTGAAGGGTGGGTTGAGATAGTTGAACTCCTCGCTCTGTTCGGTGTATTCCAGATTCCTGATGCCGTTGCGCAGGTGCTAGTCGAAGAGCTAGAGCGCATCGCTGAATCGCAAGGACTTTCCGACGCTCAAAGGTGGAAAGCCTTAAAGGCAATCGCGATCAATTCCCGGAAAGCCGCGGGCTTACCTGAAATCGACATACCCGACCCTAAGAACCCGGACGCAGATTTACACCCGGCGCAGCCTGACGACCAGCGTCCTGCCAACGACAAAGCAGACAATGAAATATCTGAAACGGACAAGTCTGGAGAAGGTCTTCCTAAAGACGACTAGGATAAGGCGGGATATCGTCTCGTCTGGCAATTATAAGACGGGCCTCTCTATCAATTTTCCGGTTATCACCTGCGCCCCGACTGAAGTGTGCAGGCGGTTATGCTACGGACTGAAGGGGCGGTTAGCTATGACTCCGGCGCTTAAATACGCCTGTCATACTTTCCGCACCTTCAAGACTTTACACCCTGAGGTATTAAAATACCTCGTCCTCAGAGATTTTGCTGATAACGGGTTTATCAGGTGGAACGGGATAGGCGATTTATTCCCTGAAAGTATTGCCGTCATTAACCTGATTACCGAGATGCCGCAGATGGTCTTTTCCCGGAAACCTATTCTGCTGAATAAGGTCAATCATCACGTCCTGAGAATATTCTCAGCTGACCGCTCTAACTGGGACAAGGTCAATCTTTTAGACCCGGGTATAGTTGTATCATATCTGGTAAGTGAAGGCGATACTGTCAAAGACGTGATGGACAAAGGCGACCAGATAGATATTCTGTTCCTCGACAACCCGAAATACTATTTAGCCTTTAAGAGTTTGAAAAGTAAATGGTGCCGAGGGGATAGTTTCGCTAACAGCAAAGAAGGAGCCTGTAACAGGAGCTTTGCGGCAGCTACAGGGTGCTTTAAGGGGGCTAGAGCGCATGACACGCCCAAGATACGAGAATAGTAGTCATAGGATAGCGGAAAAAGAGTTTCAAAGCGATATCGAGGGCCTGACAGGTTGCGAGCTTCGTAAATTGGATTGGCGCAAGTACGGCTGGGACTTCGCAATGTTTGATGGCGACCACCTCGTCCGCTGGGTGGAGATGAAATGCCGGGCTTTCAAAATGGGGACGTTCCCCGACTACATGATTAGTTCTTATAAGTGGGCCAAAGGTGTAAATCTCCTTCTCGCTACCTCAAGACCTATCTCCTTAGCCGTACGGTTGCTCGATAATGACTACTGGTTTCATTACGGCATTCCGGAGCATGGGCTGATGACTCTTCGGCTTGGTTGGGGTGGGCGAACTGACCGCGGGGATCCGTTTGACATGGAGCCGATGATTTATATTCCCTTCGAGCATTTTGAACCTATGTATCCCGTAGAGAGCCGTTCAAGTTGTGATATCGGCTAACTATTGAGAGGTGCTCCATGACATCAGAAAATATTATAAAGAAACAGAATGACGCTATATTAGCCTCGATGGAAAAAGGTTCCTCGATGAATAAGGCGTGTCAGGCTGCTGGTATAAACCCTTCTACTTTCTGGCGGCGCAGGCAGGAAGATGAGCAGCTTGATGCAGCCTATGAGAGTGTCAGGGAATCGAGAATCCAAGTAGTTGAAGATGCTATGTTTGAATCCGCTATCGGTTCGGTAACGGTGACGGAGAAAAAGAAGCGGGTAAAGGTCGGGAAAGATAACAACGGTGAGGACACCTACGACCTCGTTCTTGTCGAGCGGGAGCGCAAGACAGCAAACGCCAGTGTTACGGCGCAGATATTCTTGCTCTGTAACTGGGCCAAGGAGCGCTACCGGAACGTTTACGACATTGAGCATAGCATGGGTGAAGGTCGCTCTTTTGCCGACTTCACTAAAAAGATTTCGACATTCCTGAAGGAGACTAAAAAAGATGGGAAGAAAGCAGAGAGCACTGGCTCGCACGGTAAAGAAGAAGCGAAAGTATCCGAGTGAGTCGGAACTCTCTACCTTCCGGCGCTTCCGGGCAGAGCCTGAGTATTGGGCTCAAGAAGTCCTCGGCGTTACCCTCGACCCCTTCCAAACTCAAGTAGCCCGCTCCGTGATAAATAACACGCAGACTGATGTTAAGTCAGGAAACGAAGTAGGCAAAACTTTTGTCTTTTCAACCATAGGACTATGGTTCCTCTATAACTTCGGGCCAATGTGCTCCGTTATCGTTACCTCGTCAACTGACAGGCAGCTATGGCGCCAGTATTGGACGGAAGTTAAAAACCTCTGGTATAATGCGAAATATCCTCTCGGCGGCCGTATGCTCGAGAAGTACCTCGAAGTAGACCCTCAGGGTAAATGGTTCATGGTAGGGTTTGCTACTAAGGACGAGGAAAACTTCGAAGGTTGGCATAATGAAAATATCCTGTTGATTTTTGATGAAGCTAAAGGTATTCCGGAGAATATCTGGAAAGGCGGGGAGCGCTTACTCCGTGGAAAAGGTGGAGTCAAACGATGGCTCGTTGGAGGAACTCCGCCCCTCGCTCCCTTAGGTGAGTTTTGCCAAATTAGTCTAGATCCTGGCAAGGCTCAATTCTGGAACCACCTTCACCTCTCGGCTTGGAACTCTTCCCGGGTCGCAAAAGAAGCCTGTGAGCGCTCCCTTAAACAGCACGGTGAAAGGAGTCCTTTTTACGTCAGTATGGTATTGGGGCAGATACCCGAAGAGTCGGCGGGGTCATTGATCAGTATTGCTATGGTCGAGGCCGCGGCTGCCCGGAAAACAGAACCCGGGGCGAACATTGAGATGGGGATAGACTCTGGACGGGGAGGGGAAGACGAATCAGTTATCATGGTCAGGCGGGGCTGGAAAGTGTATATGTATACCTTCGCCGGAAAGGATAGGACTACATGGTGTTGTGGACGGGCGAAAAGAATCCTCAAGGACGAGTTTGGGCTATCTTCCAAGGAAGCGAAAAATATCTCAATCAAAGTTGATGATACGGGAGTAGGCGGGGGAGTTACCGACAATTTATTGCTTGAGGATTATACAGCTATCCCGATCAACTTCGGCGGGAAAGCATCAGAGATAGGGGGAGAATATTATTATGATTGGGGCACTGAGATGTATGCGCGGTTAGGCGACTACATGAAATCAATGCCGATCGATATCCCTAATGATACGAAGTTAAAAGCTCAGTTATACCAGAGGACAAAGACATACTTCACCCGAAAAGGCGGGAAGATAGTCATGAAACTTTTGAGCAAGGACGAGCTCAAGAAGAAGAAGGAATTTCGTGGCTTCAAATCCCCGGACCGGGCAGATGCCCTTGCTCTCTGTTTCAGCGGAATACCTAAGATAGATGTAAAGAACCCTAGACCGGTGCCGGCAGGTTCAATGATACTGGCGGCGAAAAACAAAGGCTGGTAGCCGAAAGCTCGACCAGCAAGAGAGGTAATCATGTGGCCTTTTAAGAAAAAAGTTGCCGACGGGAGAGAGTATTCTCCACCGGGGGCTTATAAGATTGAATCGGGTCAGTTGACAAAGCCCAGCATTACTATGTATGGGTCAATGGCTCCCGGCGATTCAAATATGAATATCGTTTCTCGTCGGAACGTCATATTTGATGTCAATGTCGACAGACTGAAACGCTATAATGCAGATCAACTTCTGCGAAACCTTCCTGCGATCAATCCCGATGCCTCGATGGCTCTCTGGAATATGCTTCGGCTGTGCAGTGCCCCTGTGAAGTTTAAGGTAACAGACCTCAAGGGGCGGGCAACCGATCATGGCTATCAGCTTATATGGGAATACGTCAACAGGATATACCGGGACCGGGGAGGCTTTGCGGCTTTCGAAGGTCAGCTCTTTAAGACGGTTTACACTTTGGGAGCGGCAAGCGGTGAGACTGTCTTAGGAAAAGACCTCAGAGAGTTACTAGATTTTGTAGCTGTCGATCCTACGACCATAGACTTCTTTGCCCAGAAGCTCAATGACGGGCAGATAAACTATGTTCCTAAACAGCTTCAAGGCGGGCAATACGTCTCAGTAGAAAAAGAGGGGTTCTATTACGTTCCGCTGGACGCAGATATAGGCGACCCCTACGGGTCTTCCCCCCTTCTCTCCCTCCTGCAGGTTATGTTTTTCCAGATGCAGGTAATGGCAGACCTTCAGCGCATTACCCATAACCAAGGCTGGCCGAGGCTCCACGTCAAGGTGCTGACTGAAATCCTCATGAAGAACGCACCTCCGGCTTTGCAGAGGAACGAAACTAAACTGCAGAACTTTATTAAAGACCAGTTAGCCGATATTCAGACTATCTATCAGAGCTTAGAGCCAGACGATACCTTCGTTACCACCGACGCTACCGATATAGAGGAAGTCGGCGGGAAGACGCGGGCATCAGCCTCAGCTAAGACCCTGATGGACGTTCTGGATATTCGCATGGCTAATGGCTTAAAGCAGTTGAGCATCTTCCTTAATAAGCACTCCGGGAAGACCGAGACCTACGGCACGGTAGAGTGGAAAATCATGGTGGACGCGATTGAGAGCGTCCGGCAAGTAGTCAAGCAGGTTATAGACAATGGCTTGACTTTCGTCCTTAACCAGAACGGCATTCAGGGATATGTTGAGAGAGTGTATGAGCCTATCTCTACTGAGAACCTGCTGACGAAAGAAACAGCCGAGTGGCTCAAAACTAAGCGCTTAACCTTCGCCCGGGACGCCGGTCTTATCGGGCATGACCATACCGCCCAGATCCTCTTCGGGCTAGACGAAGCCGAAGGAGAAGAAGTTCCCCTCAACGTGCCAAAAGCGTTTAGCCCTATGGGGTCGGACGTAGGACAGGTTAAATCTCTGGTTGAGATGGGGTCTGAACTCTTATCCCGGAAATTGGGAGAGGGAGAGGACAGGGGAGTAGACGTAGACACTCATAAAGACGGCAAGCAGGGCATAAAGTTTGCGAAGATAGCCCAGATGGAAACCGCCTATAAGAGGGAACTAAATACGGCGTTCAAAGGCACCCGGCAGGAAGTCATTGACGCTATAATGCAGGACTTGGAGCTCGAATAATTATGACGATGCATAAAGCAGACTGGGCGCAACTTCTAGCCCCATTAATTACGGCGGTTGTAAAAGAAGTCTTTAAACTTATTTTCACCAAAGACACCGAGACAAACAACGGGGGCGAAGCGAGACAACGAATAATGTTTGCTACCGCTTGTTTGAACCCTAGGATAGAAGGACCTTACAATGAGAATAAAGAATCCGAAAAACCGAGAGGCGATTCTTGCGGCAATTCTTCTGCAACTGCGTAACCGCATGAACGAACTCGCGGAGCAGTACTTTGCGGAGGTTTACGAGTTAGGCCTCCGGGCCGCGGATGCTATTGCAGCCAAAGCCCGGAATATGTCTTCGTCTGTGGCAGCCTATAAAGTAGGGGAACTGGTAAGTCAGGAAACCGACTATATCGCTGGATATCTCAACGACGTGGCTGCTGATATCCATGACGTGTTGTATAGAGATGATTATAAGGACGAGGACGAGGTTAGAGCAGCCGTAGGCGATGCTATGGATAAAAGGTATTGGAGGATAGGCTTATATGCTCTTGCCCTTCACTCCATAGCCCATAGGGCGTTCAAAGACGAGCTGATTGCTCAGAGTCCGGCAGTCAAAGCGGCGGGCTTTAGGCTTGTGGCTTTGTTTAGTGCGTTCCCTGAGTCTGATATTATCCTCACTTCCTGTGATGGTTGTATGGCTGCCGTAGGAGGCAATCCTTATACTCCTGATAATGTTCCTTCACCCGGCATGATGGAATGTGGCACCCGGTGCAGGCATGATATTTTAATTCTCAAAGAAGCTATAAAGAGCGGAGAGGAGCCTGACGAGTATTAAACTGCATAAAGATATATACTTAGCAGATATGAAGTCCTCAGTTTCAGATTATATGTAATAAGGCACGTTACAAGGGTTTATAAAGAAAAGAGAAAAAAAAAGAAAAGGGGCTTCCTAGGGGCTATACAGCCCCTAATGGAAAAGGAAAAGGAAAAGGAAAAGGAAAAGGACATGGTAGGCAAAGAAAAGCGCCCCTTGTGGAAGGATATCGGGATGGCTATGAAATTGATCTTTATCAGTTTCGTGGTCGTTCTGTTCATAATAGGGGGCATCTTCGCCATAGTATATTTTATCGCATGGGTGGTTTATCCCCCTTTACGTCCTGCGCAGGTTGTGGTATCCCTAATAGGGTGAGGAATGATATGACTTATTACCAACAGCAACCAGACTCAGAATCGGAAGTTTTATTTGGAGCCGATGGCGTGGGGCATGACGCAAAGAAAACAGCAAGGCTTGTGGTAGAAAAAGACGGCGAGCCAGTAATGCTTAAAACGGTCAACTTCCGTGATCGAGGAGAACGATAATGGTTAAGAAGATAAAAGCCAAACTGCAGGATTGTCGCAGGATTATTGAGCCAGAGCCTCAGTGGTCGAGTATAGCCCACGAAAAATTGCCGTTGGTAGCCTTTGCCGATCCTTCTCTTAACTATCCCCATCACTGGGTAACAAAAGGGAAAGTGAGCGGAGAAACTGGGCGCTATGATGAGGGCAAGCTGTATATTCACAAAGGCGGCTTGATAGAGTCATATCTGCGGGCGCAGGAAAACGGAGCCTCAGCCCCGGTAATAAACCACCTTAAAGAACATATCGATTCACTCGGTATTAAAGTAAGAGAACGGACCGCTCAGCAAGAAGCAGTAGCGCCACTAAAATTGGGAGAAATCAAGATGAATGAAGGTCGCCTTCCCGAAATCGGAGTATTTGATTTAGATAGAGTAACGACAGAGATAGACCATACCCTAGCCCGTTCCGGTATGGACATAGAAAACCGAGAGTTAGAAGTTATCAACTCTATCGCAAGACGCGACCTGAAAAAGAGCGAGATATACACCTTCCCGATGTATATTTCCAATGACCTCCCCGACTCTTATTTTACCCGGATGGACCCTCAGTCAACCCTGCTTAATTTCGTTGCCGACCTGATCGAGACCAGAGGACTGATGCTGGCTCATGGCGGCGGGTTCCTTGGCGGCGCTGATGCTTCTAACCTTATGCCGATCGGCTCAAGCTACCATGGAGAATTGACGACGCGGGAAGGTTACTCAGGCAACTGGACCTTGGGGCATTATTTTATCCTCCATGGAATCAATATTGGCGGGGGAAGGTCAACTGATGATGTTATCAAGCAGATAGATGCAGGTGTTTACCGGCGTGGGTCTGTCGGCTTTACAATAGGCGCTATCGAGGGCGCTACCCGCGGCTGGTATAAGTGCGAGATATGCGGGAACAACCTAATGTCGGCTGATTGCGAGCACTTACCGGGCATTCTATATCCCGCCGAGAGCGGCGAAGCTAAAATCTGCGTTGCCCGAGTGATGGATGGACACATGAGGGAAAGCTCACTGGTGTATATGAATGCGGCTCAAGGAACGGTAGTTCAAAAAGCTCAGAGGATGGCAGAAGAAGGTCAACTCGACAAAAAGAAAATCCTCTCACTTGAGATGTTTTACGGAGTGAGATTTTTCGATAACAACTTTGCGGGCAATAGAGCTCCGGAATACGACTGCGAGTGTGTAGATTGCGGTTATGAGACTAAGTCTGCGGAACATTGTAATACTTTGAAGTGTTCGGAATGCGGAGGCGAGATGAGAAGGAAATCTCGCCCCGGACCGGGACGTTCAATTACGGTGGGCGACGAAGAGCCCGGAATCAATAACAATGAGGAGAATGAGGACATGGATACCGCAAGAGCAATTCTGATTTCCTTCGTTGGCGGAATAAGAGAGGCTATCGCCCCTGAGGGCAAGCTCAAGAAGCGCTTTGGAGACCTTAATAAGTCTATCGAGGGAGCCGAAGAGCAGGCCGACCTAGACCCGTGTGTCGAAGAACTACGTGAAATCGTAGTTGAGGCTCATGAGTCAGGCATCGCCAACCGGGAAATCGTCGGAGCTCTGCCGGAAGAGCAGAGAACCGTCGAAGGCGTCGAAGCACTCATGGCGAAGGCCGCCGACGGCGACCAGTATCGGTCTGATCTATTGACCGAAGCTCTCGCCGAAGGTGTACGAGCGGAAGGCAACGATTTTGATGCCGACCATTGGCGCACAGCTCTCGAAAACGAACCGCTGGACTTTATCAAGAAACAGCGGGACGTATGGACCAAGTCAGCCAAAGCCACCCCGGGACGAAAGACCGAGGATGGGGATGGCGACAAGACTTATGTAGTCGAGTCCAAGCCGGGAGTAAAATTACCCGAAAAAGCCTTTAAGACGGGTAAGGCCCACGTCTAAGACTGGGTTTATTTTTAAGGCACAATCATTGAAAAGGAGTAATGCAGTATGACGATTATCAACGCTGCTCCCTATCCTAAAAACATGGATAGTCATGGAACCACCTTCAAGACCGCTCTGGCGGTTTCGGATATCGGAAAGGCTGTAAAGCCTGCGGCTGTTTGGAATGCCGCTAACGGTATTACCGTTTCCGCTGTGGGTAACAACGATGCCGTCCTTGGGCGGCTCGCTGTTGTAGAGGGTGATGGCTTCTGTAATGTTCAGGACAGGGGTTACATCGAATTCATCTCTGACGGTTCCACCCCGACGCTCGGACAGGGCGTTGTCGGCGGTGCCTCAGCAGGTGCGGTAAAAGGCGCGACTCAGGCTAATGGCGGTCGCGGAATCATTGTCAGTTACGATATGACAGCCCTTACGGTGCTGGCTCGCTTCTAGAGCAATTCGATATCTGACTCAACAGGAGATTAAAATGGATCCTAAAGTAAAAGTTCAGTATGACGATGGCAGGGACTTCCAACTCCCCGATAACGTGAGGATAGTTCATATCGGCACGGGTGCGAATGACGTTAAATTGTCAAAGGACCTCTATGCCAGAGCGACTGCGGAAAATAAGACCTTTTCGCATATCCTTGAAGAAATCGATCCTTCGGTGCGTACCCCGGATGGAAAGGTTGTCGGGTTGGATGCTTACGAGCGTCAGTTACAGCGGTTCGGGATTATTACCCGGGCGTGTCCTGAGGAAGGAATCTACGCAAGTAGGGGTGAGCGCTTTTTTCAGCCGAACAACCCGACCAGCGCTGTCCTCTTTCCCGAGTTCATTAACCGGATCGCCCGTATGGCGAAGCTTGAGCCTGCAATCGTAGATCAGATTGTCGGCGTAACCCGTCCTATTACCGGCGACACCTTCAAATCCTTAAGGATTACGTGGGAAGCTGAGAACGTGAAGAAAAAGCGCACCGTGCAGGGAACTGAGTTTCCTCAGGTGGAGCTAACTTGGGCTGATGAAGCTCTGTCCGTCAAAAAGTATGGACGCTCGATCAAAGCATCTTACGAATTTGTCCGTCGGGTTTCCCTCGACCTGCTTGCGACTACAATTATGCTAGTCATGCAGCAGAGCCGGGTGAGTGAAGCCGATGATGCCGTAGCTATTGCCCGTTCGGGTATGGCTTCCGGTTACCAGTATAATGCTAATGGGACTGCATCGGGTCTGGATAAGGGTTCGGCTACTGGCGCGACTCCGCGGAATTGCACCTACAAGGCATGGCTCAGGTTCGCCCTGAAGTTCTATCCTTACAAGGTCAATACGCTGATTGCTGGCGAAGATGCCCTGATTCAGTTCCTTACCATGACCAAGCCCGGAGCCGACCCGTTTGAGCTTCTGGCGGCCGTTAAGGAAGGACCGACTACCATCAACCTGCGGTTAGGTCAGGATATATGGGGACCTGTAAACGTTCTCTATAATACTACCGTGCCTCAATGGAAACTCTTGGGCTTGCAGAAAGAATATGCCCTTGAGCGGGTAGTTGAGATCGGTGCCGATATGGCCGAAACCCAGCGTTTAATCAACGCTCAGTTTGAGGAAATCGTTGTCTCGGAGTGTCAGAACTTCGGGAAGATTTATCCTCAGGTTATCCGCGAGCTTACTCTTAATTAAGCTCTAAGACCGAAGAAGAAGGGAAGGTGTCCTCCAGCCGGATCCCACGGTTGGGAGAGGTCGTTGTCTCGGCGGCCTCTCCCACCTTCCCGACTTTCCGGAGGTATCAATGAAAAGATTACTCATAGTGGCTATGGTAGCCCTCAGTTTAGCCGCTCTCCCCCTTGCAATGGCTCAAGTAGCTACCTCAGGGAAGATGCTAAACGTTACCATGACCTCAGCCGACACGGAGTATAATACTTCATTAGGCTGGGGAATTAAGTCTTTCACCGTCAGATGCCGGGGCGCTTATGATATGCGCCTCGCCTTTGCTTCGGGGGAGACTGCAACTAGATATATAACTATACCGTCGAATCAAACGTATTATTCTCCGCCTTGTAACTCGGCGATTACCCTATATTTTCGATGTGCAGAAGCTGGGCAGATCGTTGAAATCGACTATTGGAAATAATATTATGGTCGCTCAAGAATCCACTGCTTGGTATAGCTGGGCGCTTACGGGTATATTGGCGTTACTGAATCTCTTTGTCGCCTATCTGATAGTACCGCTCCGCTCAGATGTCAAGGAGGTTAAAAAAGATATGGCTGACTGCCAGTTAAAACATGGCCCCAAAATGTTTCACCTCGAAGCTGAAACTGCTAGGCAGGCCGCTGATTTGTTGGCTTTTACCGCCGACCTTACTGAAATTAAGGAGCGGACGGCACGGACTGAAACTGAGATTAAGGGCATTGTTGCAACCAACCTTAGAATAGAAAGTAAGATAGATAAATTAAACGGCTCTAATTAAAGACGCAGAAGGAGGACACTGCCATGAAAGGTTTTCATTGGGTATTGACATTATTGCTTATTTTCCTGATCGGAGCTTGCGCTACCGGGAATATCCTTGAACCAGTAAATGATGTAGCTTACCGGATGTTGGGCCGTCGGGTAGGGTACCATTTTGCCGGAACCTGCCCGGCAGCGGCCGAAGCAACTCGCCCGGCGGCTAATGAAATTCTTTTAGCAGAAAATATCCAGACCGCGGCTATTGCCTTTGGCGAAGTTTTAAACAACTCCCTCAGCTATATTGACGATCCCCTCCTTCTTGCTGATGTCGCAGACCTTGCTGATTTGTTTCTTTCAGCCGATGCCGGAGAAGAGTATTTAGACTGTCTTAAACAGGCGGTAACAGGTTATCTCTTTGGTTTAGACCTCGGATTAAAACCGCCTGCGCCGTAGGGGAGATAATAGTATGAAATCGAAGCACCCTAGATTTACTATCGGCATGGGTTTAATTCTTTTAGCGGCTGTCGTCTTAATAGTCGGTTCCTGTAACGAAGCTTTCGGAGAGATAAACGAGGGCTTTAATGCCTTTACTGACGGAACACGTCCTGCAGGCTGGGTATTTACTGGTTGCGACCAGAATGACGATACTTATATTACCGAATCTAACTCCGGCCTGCTTCCTCCCTCAATTAAGCTAGACGAAACCGACGATCAAATTGTGTCCGAAGAATTTATCGGATATGATTCTCTTGCTTTTTGGTTAAAAGGACAGGCAACAGATATAAGTAGCGGATTGCTAGTTGAATTATTCGATTCACCTGATTGGACTGAACTAACGGACCTCTACTCGTTGCCTACTTCTGGGACAACCTTAGGTCCTTTTCCTTTAGCCTCTAATCCATCGAGTTCACAGGTACGATTTACTTATACTAAGAGCGCGGGGAACCTCGCCTTTGACGATGTCCATATCTATAATCTAACCCCGACCCCTTCGGTAACACCTACACCTTCTATTACACCTACGCCAACTCTTACCCCGGAACCTACGGCTACACCTACTCCTTCAATCACTCCGACGCCGACACCAAGCCCTAGCCCCTCTCCTACACCGACCCCTTCTATTACACCAAGCCCAACACCGCTTAGTGTTATGATATACGGTAGCGGTACTCTAGAGGTTAATGGAATATATTGCCCCGAAGGATATTATGAGAGTTGTATCTATTATGTTCATAGGGTGAATGATAATTATAAGTTAATCCGAAGCACTCCCCCTTCTTCGGAAACATGGAATCTTCTTAGCGGGACAGAAGTTCAATATATGAACCTCGACGATTGCGACGTTGATTTTGATACCGCTTCATGGATGAAAGTATTAGGAGATGATCCGGCTCCTTCTTCAATGTATAGTAATTGTGATGTTACAACGCCGACGGTGACGCCGACGCCGATCCCGACAGCCACACCTTCTATGACCCCGCCTACCCCTTCCCCGACAGCATCGGCTACACCATGGTCATGGGGAGGCCAGATAAAGATAGCTACTTCTAATTTATCTCAAGGCTTCGCCCCGGTATATTATGGGGAGCCTGCCCTCCATTTATTTCAAGGCCTAAAACCCGATATCGTTTTTATGCAAGAATGGATGGCGCAATCTACTTCAAACCGCAGGGAGTTCGTAGATACAGCTTTTGGAGAGGATTTTTATTATTATGTAATCCCGGGCGGCTCAATGCCAACGGGCTTTATTTCGAGATGGGAATTTCAAACTATGGGAACATGGGCTCAGGAAACAGTAGCGCTAAGGGACTTTGCTTGGGCTACTATGACCCTGCCTCATGGTGAACTTCTCCAGTTGACTTCGGCTCACCTGAAATCGGGAAGCACCGCAGAAGACCTTGCAAAAAGGACCTATGATGCTGAGATATTAAAAGGCTATATCCAAGCTAACTTTGATGATGAGTATTATATTATTGTAGGCGCAGATACAAATGCTCAAAACGACGAAGAAGCTCAGTTCGCAATATGGACGTCTTTCTTATCTGCAGACGAAAACCGCCCTGCAGATCAGAATGGTGATAAGGACACAAATGCGAACCGGGATAAACCTTTTGATTGGATAATGCCTAATGCGAACGCCGCGGCTAAAGAAGTAAGTTTCAATGTAGGGACTTGGGAGTTTGAACAGGGGATTGTTTTTGACAGCGAAGTGTACACTCCTTTGACCGATGTAGCCCCTATTGAATATGAAGATTCTCACGCCGAAGGACTAGCTCATATGTTAGTTCTTAAGACGTTCCAGTTTGGGGCTTCTCCTTCTCCTTCGGTACCACCGACCCCGACGCCCAGTATTACACCGACTCCAAGCATTACCCCGACGCCGACTGTTACACCCACTCCGAGCGTTACCCCGACTCCCACTCCGACTCCGAGTGTTCCCCCGACACGGACACCGACACCTTCGATAACCCCGACTCCATCAGTTACTCCGACTCCATCAGTTACCCCGACTCCTTCGGTTACGCCTACGCCAACACCGACGCTGACTCCTTCTCCTTCGCCATCGCCGACTTTAACCCCGGAGCCGACAGCCAGTGTAACTCCAACCCCGATACCTACTCCCTCTCCGATCGCCACCCCGACTCCTGCTATATGCACTCGGCTCGATGAAAGGTTTAATGGATTTGATACAGGTACCAGACCGACAGGCTGGACTTTTACTGGCTGCGACGCAAACTCTGATACATATACTGCTGTTGGGAGTTATGGTTATCAGTCGCCATCTATAAAATTAGACGCTACTGCGGACAGGATAGAAACACCTGTCTTTTTATCTGGCGAATGGTTACAGTTTTGGGTTAAAGGGCAGGGAACAAATACCGAAAGTAGTCTGTTGGTTGAAGAATATTATTCTTCTTCTTGGGTCGAGTTGACAAATCTCCTACCCGTAGGTGGTTCTGCTAGGTATATCCAAGGCTTAGATTTAAACTCTCATTCAACTAAAATGCGCATGACTTATACTAAGTCTGTCGGGAATGTAGCCCTAGATGATTTGATGATTAAATGCGATATTACTCCGACGCCATCTCCGACGCCCCAGCCCAGAGAAAAAGGGGCGGTCATGATGCGGCGCAGAAGTATCCCCGTCCAATGGAGAGAATAATATGAGTTATACCCCGAGAATATTGACAGCTTCTGACGACCTGCAAGGTGTCCGCCATGCTGCCCAGATGAACAATAAGACATTGCCCGACAGCAGGATACTTTCGACTGCTTATCTCCCCTCTACCGAGGCAAAGGTTATTAAGTTAATCCCGGGTTATGCGACCCTAGGGACAGATGATACTCTGCTCTTAAAATCAGGGGTAACAAATCTAGTTGCCGCCCGTGCTATCAGGGTAGCTATGGAGATAGAGAAGTCCTTAGAGTATGAGTATAAGCGTACCCGGGAAAAGATGGCGCAGGCTCTAGAAGACCAAGCCGCCGAAGACCTCGGAGGCATCTCGGTACTCTCAGACGAGATTACCCCTGCCGATATTCTCAGAGTGTCTGGCCCGACGAGAGCCGCTAAGGAAAACTCTACCTTTTTATATGAAACTTCGGTGATCCGGTGATAGAAGATACCTATACCAAAACCATTACCCTGACTCGCCTAACCGCCGAGGTGCTCGCGGCGGCTACCCCTACAGCTAGCATGACTCCCAATTATCAGCCAGCGGGAGCGGCTAATATGATGGTACGCTTGCGGGGCGGTTCCTCAGGCGGGAATATAACCGTCATAGGACAAGTCGGCGGGGCGCCCGATACCGAAGTTATCTCATTGGCTTCCGGCGACACGGGACAGCAGGGAACAAAACTCTTTACCACAGTCGGCAGCTTTACCCTGTCTGGAATATCAGACGGGACAGTTGAGGTGACGGCTGTAAGAAGCTCAGGGGAACCCTATACCCGGGAACTTATAGTTAGCACTATCATGGGGCGTATAAAAGCCCGGAAAGGGTATCTCAGAATGATAGCTACGGGGCGCGACCCCGTTTCAGATTATGTCATGGCCTGCATGGGCGCTGACGAAATCAAAGAGGAAAGATTTGTCTATACAGACGGGAAAAAGTATGAGATAACTTTTGTTTCACCAGTAGCCCAGCTCGGAAATGTAAATTGCGATCTGCACTACGTCGAAACTTCAGAAGGCCCTTGAGGCCTATAAGGAGGACGTCATGGATTTAGCTCTTAAAAGAGAAGGCGACAAGACTGACGTGTCGGTTTCTATTGTAATTCTCACCCTCAACAACCTCCCTTGCACTATCAATTGCTTGGACTCTATAGTAGAGACCCAGCCCGAAGGGATGGACCTCGAACTTATCATTATCGATAACGGCTCTACCGATGGAACAGTCCAATATCTCGAATATTTTGAAAATAAGATGATCGAGATAGACGGTCCTAAGGTTGAGCTTTCCTTTAATACCAAGAATCACGGCTTTGCAGGCGGCTGTAACCTAGGGTATAAACTCTCGACTAAGGACATTGTCGTATTCCTCAACAACGACACTATCGTAACTCCTAACTGGCTTGAGGAATTGATTATCCCCTTAATGTACTGTCCGGAAGCTGCCTTTGTCGCCTCCGTCAGTAACTTCGCCGGCGGAGCTCAACAGATCAATACTAATTATAATGGTCGAGCTGAGATGCTCGCCTTTGCCGCGAAGCACCTCCAAGAGTACAACCGCCAGACTATCTCCGTGGGAATGGTTACCGGCTTGAGCATGGCGGCCCGGCGTGATGTCCTCGACAGGCTCGTAGGCTTCCACGTTCCAGAAGGGCAACTGTTTGACGAGCGCTTCTTCCCGGGTATGTGGGAGGATAACGATATATGCTTGAGAGCTACACTATTAAACTACAGGTGTCTGGTATCTCTCGGCTCTTTCGTTCATCACGAAGGGTCACAGAGCTTTAAGTCTTTAGGGGCGAACGTACCCTCAGAAACCTTTAAGGTTAACCGACAGCGCTTCTATGACAAATGGCAAGAGCAGTTCCCTAGAGAGAATAAAGTTGTCGCAATGCTCCGGGTCAAGGACGGGATAATCCATATCGAGCGTTGCCTGTCCGGGCTTGAGAAGTGGGTTGACGAAATCGTTGTCCTCGATACCGGCAGCACGGACGGGACAAAAGGAATAATCGGCAACCACTTCCCAGAGCATGGCGGGAAAGTTGTAGACTTCGATTTTACCACGTTCAAAGACACTCCCCTGCAAGAGTTTGAAGAGCGTCAATTCCTCCTTGAGATGGCGCAAGAAAGAAACCCTACTTGGATTCTCCGCATTGATGTTGACGAGGTATTTGAAGACCGTATTATTGAGAAACTCCCTCTCCTTCTCAATCCGATTAACCCTGAAATCCTCTGCTGGCAGTTCCCTATGAAAACTCTCTGGCGGGGAGAGGAAAAGTATCGCGCTGACGGGAACTGGGGGCAAATGTGCCCCTATGCTCTGTTCCGTCATATCCCGGGAAACGAGCTTCTAAATAATGAGCACCCTCAAGGCTTCCATATCCCCTCTATCCCTATCTTTGTAGCCCGGCATATAGGCTTCTGTAATGTTAATATGGTTCATTGGGGCTACTATCAATGGGAGGAAGTCAACCGGAAGTTTGCATGGTACGGTGAAGTCGATACCGAGAAGCGTCAGGAAGATATAGGAGGGCGGGGAGACTATTCTCATCTCGTCGATGAACGGGCCTTGCGCTTGTATCCATACCGGGAAAAGAACGGCATTAGCCTGCTCATGATGATGAAAGACGAGGAAGCGGCTGTCCTTGAGATTATAGAGTCGCTCCATATGATTGTGGACGAGATTGTGATTGTCCATACCGGGGAGGATATAAGCCGGGAGACTAAGGCTAAGTTTGAGCTTTATAACGTCTGGGTCTGTCCGTATAAATGGCAGGACAACTATGCCGTTGCCCGGAATTATGGAATAGTAAATTGCACCAAGCGCTGGATACTTCACCTCGACCCAGACGAAAGGATAGGGGAAAAACACAAGGGGATGATAACAGGTCTAGTCGAGCAGGAAGCTAGCGGATTTATTTTTACGATCCTCAATTACATGGAAGACCCTAACGTAGTTCCTAAGCCGAAATGCCACGCTCAGGACGCGGTAAGGTTGTTCTTGAATGACAGTAAACTGTATTATGCGAACATGGTCCATGAGACCCTCGATGATTCTATCCGGGCGCTTCCGGAATCCGACCCGGGAATAAAAAGAGCGCCTGTTATAATCCACCATTATGGCTATCTGCAGGACAAAGCCGCACTGGGTACCAAGTTAGAATATTACGCTAATCTTAATCGGAAGTGGATAAAAGAAACCCCAGAAGACCCGCGGCCCTACTACAACCTAGCTATCCATTACCTTGAGATAGGGAAGGAAGACGAAGCCCTCAATTATCTAGAGATAGCCCGGGACCTCAACAATGAAAAAGAGTACGGACTCTGGCAAGTTAGCGCGGCCCTTAGCGCCGAGTACGGGAAAGCCTTTATAGGACATACCCTCGCAACGATAAAGGCGATCCCGCCTGACCACCCGTACCGAAAAGAGCTGATCGCGATTGTGAATTTCCTTAAAGGTAAGGTCAATGCGCCTATAAAGGTATTGGAGGAAAAAAATGGCTCAGGTAAGAGTAGAAGTTCACAATGCGAGGTGGTTCAAAGCCCTCCACACAGCGAGCAAGAAGGCGGTGGAGAAGGCGACGAAGCAAGCAAACAGGGAGTTCAAGAGGAACATAAATCTGAGGGACCATAGTCCTGATGATTTGAGGGCAATGGGTCACCCTTATGCCGCCCGGAACCCGCAAAATATCCATGAGCCTCCTTGGCTCGTTCATCGGCAATCCGGGGACCTCCAAAAAGACATGATAAAAGTGGAAGTCTATGAGAACCCCGACGGCTATATTGGCAACTACGGATTTAGGGCTACCGAGAGGGCTATTTATATTGTAGGAGGAACAACTAAGATGGTGCCGAGAGATGTAGTTAGAGGGACTCTCGGCCAGCACCGGGAAGCTCTATTAGATACAATGAGGGAAGTGCTTAAAGACCGGTTTGGCGGTTTAATATCATTGGGGGTATAAGATGGCAGACTATAAAAATCTATGGAGGCGCACCTGCATCAACGATGCTCAGTTAAACGCTATCATCAAAGGGAGGGCTTACCCTCAGCACGTCTCGGCAGTTGATGGCCCGAAGTATCCCTGCGTATCCCTTCATGCGATTAATCGGGAGCCGGATAATAGTGCAAAGGGTATCAAGGATGGGGATTACCAGATGGATGCTTGGGCACCGATTGAAGACGATGCCGACGAAATCCAAGATTGCCTAGAGCGCTTATTCCACGAAGAAGTTATAACCGGCGAAGGTGTCCGGGTAAACTTTTGCCGTTCCCGGTCTCGCCATGACGGGCTTTATCAGAGAGAGGATAATGTATTCCACAAGGTGAGTATGTGGATTGTAAAATGGAGCGAAACATGAAAAACAAACCCTTAAAGTTACCGGGAAGTCAAACAGAGTGGCTTTGCCCTTTTTGTCAGGCAGCGGGAAAGAATACTGTCCTCGGAATCCATTGCGGAGATACCCTCAGAATTAAATATAAAGAGTTGTATGTAGAGTTCGAGGGCGAGGGCCGTGTAGCTACTAATTGTAGGGCCTGCGCGGCACGGGTAGAAGCCTATAGTCAGAATTTTCAGTTGTATCAATCCTTTAAAGATGAGAGGCTGAAACAAAAGCAGAAAGACTCTTAACCGGACGGAATCGCGTCCCTCCGGGCAGTATCAATTTTTTTAACCAGCTTGCAGACGGTATGATGTCCGAGAGACACACGACACCGCGACAAGCACTGAAGGAGGTGAAGTGCCATGGCTTGGAATATGCCGACTTATGACACTGATAACTATACCTTTGGTCCGTGTGTCGTGTATATCGGGAGTTGCGGAGTTACTCCGTCAACCGATTTGGGCGCGGTCAGAGGTAACACAGAAGTGGTGGTTTCTAAGGAAGTCCTTGAAATTAAGCAGGGCTCTCCGCAGGTAGTCACCAAACAGTATATTACGGCGCAGGGCGCACGTATCAGTTTTACCAGCCTTGAGGCTCTCGGTAAGTTGCAGAACTTGCTTTGGGGTCTTGGGCAGGGTGTTCAGACTGGTACCCCCGGCACCGGAACCGAAACCCTTGGCTATGGTGGAAGCGTCAACCTCGACGAGGTTGCGGTTATGCTCGTTCATGAGCTGCCGACTGGCACTACCCTTAAGCTCTGCTTCTGGCGCTGTCAGGGCAAGGCTGACCTTACTATGGCCTTTAACGAAACCGGTGAAACCGGAATACCGATGGAGTTTGAAGCTCTCGACGGGACCACAGACTTTTATGGTCAGGCGATTGCTACCAGTTCCACGGAGCGGATTTTCCGCATTATCAAGATCAATGCTCCTTAATCGGGGCTAACTGTCAGGAGGGACGCGATGACGGACAAAAAGAAAGAACCTGAGGCTACTACCGGTGGCCCGGGAGTAGAGATGCAGGTAGAAAAGAAGCCGGTTGCCTTTGATGCTAAGGCAGTACAAGCGGCTCAGAAAGCCAAAGCCGAAGAGAGAGAAAAGACTCTAGAAGAACTGAGAGCCTTGCTCAATGTCGGCTACACGTTTACCACCGCCCGGGGACTAGAGGTAAAAGTTCCGCCGTTTACCGGGAAACACGAAAAGCTAGCTATCAAGGCTATGCTTGAATTCTTCGTAACCAACCCGGATATCCTCGACAAGATCGTTGCAGAGGCAACCGCAGGGAAGGTTACAGGTTCGTCTTTGGCCCGTCTGCTGTTTACTAATATAGATAAGGCTCATACCACGGCTCAGGAAGTTACAGCGGCCCTGCTTGATAAAGACCTCAAATGGGTTAATGACAACCTGATGATTTCCGACCTCATAAAGGTAGCTAAGCCTTTTTTCGCCGTAGAGGTAGACGTGATCAAGGGACTGAAAAATCTGTAGAGTCAGGCCCTCGAAAGGACGTGTCCTTGTTTGACATTCAGGACAAGCTCATGTCTACCTATGGTTTATCGCTGGAAGAATCAATTAAGATTACTAATGAGCAAGCGGCAAGATTGCTAAAATCTGCCGAGTTTAGAGGATTTGATGAAATAGAGTTTCAGGCATCATTTATTGCTATAAAAGTAGGAGAGATGTTCACAGGTAAGAAAGCGAAATACGAGAAGCCGAAGTCAGTTAAAAAGATAGAAAAGCCGAAGGCTTTAACTGAAGGTGCTGTTTCGCGATTAGAGCAACTCTCAAAAGGGATGGTAATATGAGAAATGAGATCGATTTAACGGCTCATGATTTTCTTATTACAGCTAAAGTGGAGGACTCCGAAGCACTAATAAAAGAAGCTAAGGAGTTGACCGAAAAGTATTTGAAGGCAGGCCCTAAAAGGCGCTGGCTTCTATCTACTCCAACCTACCGGGGACTGTATAGGCTCCCAGACTTTGTTAAAGCCTGTAAGGATTTCGGAAAGGTCCGTGATATAAATATTGAAGATATCCATATCACGTCCGGGGTATTGGTAGATGCTACTGTCATCATTACTGTCGACGGCACGTTAGCGAGGTTCAAGATGAGCCTTGTGAAAGAAAAGGGAATGAGAGAGCCGGACTTAAAGGCACCCTTAAGGGTAAACGCTAAAACCGCTCCTCCTTTTATGTTTGTAAATGCCAGAGAATAGGTGACTCCGCAAGGAGTTCCTTATGGCAGGCGACGATGTATTCGCAAAACTAATTGCTGTAATCGGTATCGAGGGTCTCGATGCCGTAGGCAAAGCCCTTAATAAATACGTTAAGGACCTCAAGGCTACCGGGAAAACTGCTGGGGACGAATTGGGAAAGCAGGAATCCCGCTACCAGAAATGGTCTAAAAACGTTGCTAAGAGCGTCAATAGTAACGTAATGGCTTTCCGGACCGCGGGGAGATACCTCACGGTTATGGGGGGAGCCCTTACGGCTTTCTTCGCTAAGGGCGCAAAGGAATTTATAGCGTACGAAAAGGGTCTTGCCGAAGTCAGTACCATGCTTGCGGGTACTGGCGAACAGGTAGCCGGACAGATGGCTATCTATGATGAAGGGATAAGAAAGCTCTCCGTTTCCTTCAACCAATCTACCCAAACCCTCACCCGGGGATTGTATGATATCCTCTCTGCGTCCGTAGCCCCTGCGGAGGCCCTCGATGTATTAGCGACTTCCTCAATGGCAGCCACAGCGGGTTTAACTGATGTAAGGACCGCCGCCGATGCCGCAACCACAGTAATGAACTCCTACGCCATGGCCGCGGATAATTCCGGCAAGGTGCAGGACACGCTCTGGGGAATTGTGCGGAGAGGGAAAGTAACCTACGAGCAGATAGCGACTACCATAGGAAAAGTAGCGTCTATTGGTGCCGTAGCAGGACTGTCTTTTGAAGAGATGGCGGCTTCTATCGCAACGGCAACCCGTGCCGGGGTGAGATATCGGATAGCTACAACCGCCCTTAATGCTACTATCCTCTCTTTCCTCAAGGGATCCGACGAGTCAAAAGCTAAGGCCCGGGAGTTCGGGTTTGAGCTTGATGCGAATACCCTTAAGACGATCGGTCTGTCCGGGGTTATCGAAAGACTTGCCGGAGCCAATGATGCTCACCGGAAAGCTACCGCCGCAGATATAGCGGTCCTTTTCCAGAACCGCCGGGCACTTAGGTTAGTCAATCCCCTGTTACAGCAGATGGAAGGTTTCCTCTACGACGTGACCTATATGAGTCACGCCGCCGGCAACTCTCTGGTCGCCTTCAATAAAATCGCCAAGACTATGGACTTTCAGTTAGGGCAGTTAAACAAAGCTCTAAACCTGTTGATGATAGAAGCTTTTGAGCCCCTCGCTCCGATCGTCGGCGGGATTGCTGATATATTGTTCAAGTTCATTGAGATGATGCGGCAGATACCTGAACCTATCAGGGCGGCTATCGTTATCTTTACAGCGCTGACAGGTGTTCTTTTAACCCTCTCTGGTCTAATCCTTTTAATGATTCCCGGCATAGCGATTCTGTTGCCTAAGCTCGCAGCCATAGGGATAGTAGTAGGTTCTATTGTGGGCGCCGCTACCATTATCACCGGGATAGCTGTTGCTATAAAAGGCTCGGGAGACGAAGCTCGAGATGCCGTTCCCGCGATAGAGAAGTATTCAGACACCCTCGACGACATTCAGGAAAAGTTTACCAACTATTTAGACTTTAAGACTTCGGTAACAGAGCTTATTGAGCGAATTAAGAGCCTCATGGCTACGGAATCAGAGCTAACCGCTCAAGGGAAAGATGCTACTTCTATATCCAGAAAATTAGAACAAGCTCTTGCCGAACTCGCCGATATTGCTCCAAATGTTGCCGAGGCTTTTGACGGGACTGCCGGCAGTATAGATGATATGGAAGCCGCGGCTGCCGATGCGATTGCTACTATCGAAAGACTGACTGAGGTGCAGGTAGAAGCCCAGCTAAACGCCGCCGAAGCGGAGAGAATTGCCGCAGGGAAAGAAGCTGAGGAAGCGGCTGCTAGGCTCTTAAAAGTAGAGCAAGACAAACTCCAAGCTTCTAAGAATTGGCTTCGGTTTCAAAAAGAATCCGCGGGCATGATAGAAGAGTCTGAGTTTATCGTAAAGGGGATGGCTACCTCCTTGTCTAACGGGCTGACGATAGTTGAAGACCTTACCTATAATGCCGCCGAAGCCGCTGCTCATGCCAAGAAAGATTACGGGGAACTGTCTGCTTTAGAAGACGAGTTAACCGCAAAAAAAGATATTTATAATAAAGCCATAGCGAGGGAAGAGGCTTTACGGAAGAAGCTCGGGGAGTTGCGGGACGGGGAGTTGACAGACGCTCGCACCGCGGTTGATATTGCCGCCCAAGAGGTATTCTATAAGAAGGCTCTTATCGATTTTGAAAACGGAGTCGCTCAAGCTCGCGGTGAGACTATCCATACCCTCGACGAGTTACAGAAGAAGTATGAGGAAGCCCATGCTAAGGCAAAAGAAGTTTTCCTCGACGAGATGAAGGATAACGACGCCCGGCAGTCGGCTATGACGGCTCTAGGTGCCGCATGGGAAGAATACAAGGAATCTTATGATGCTGCCTATGAAGCAGAAGAAGACCTCTTAGACGAAACAGTAGACCGGGAGATTGAACACTTTGGATTGCGGTTAGAAAATGCTGTAACCTACCTAAAGAAGAAGCTCGCCGCCGAAGAACTTAATGCCGCTCAGACTATGGCTATCCTTGACCGTATCTCTGTTTATGAGCAGGAAATTGCCGTCCAGCACGCCCAGATATGGATGGACGTAAATAATACGATTAAAGATTCCTATACCGACCTGCTTGTAGACTTGATGGATTTTAGCGGGGACGCTAGCGATATTTTTGACAACTTTGCGGATAAGATCGGGAATGCCTTTAAGGAAGGGTTTGCTAAGGCGTTGGTTGAGAAGTCGGGCTTTGACGATATTTTTAAGGGCAACCTTCTGGATCTCGGTAGCTTTGTAGGCAATCTTGGAACGACTATCACAACTGTATTCAGCAATGTTTTTAATACGGCGGGCACCGCAGTCGAGAGTTTCGCTTCCTTGTTCACAGGTTCCAGTGTGGGCGGGGGAGGACTCTTTTCAGGCTTTGCGGGCGCGGGGGCAGATGCGGCTGTTAGCTTAGACGGAGTAACAGGAGCTTCTACAGGGTTAGCTACTGCCATTACGAATACCTCCGGCGCAATATCGATGACTACCGGGGACCTTGCTCTAATGGGCGGGGAACTAGAGATAGTCACCAATACCGCAGGCGAAGTAATAAATGAAGTCTGGGTCCTCAAGGAGGGAATGTTTGGATTAGGGGAAGAGGTAGCCTTGACAACGGGGCAGATGGCAGACCTCGGAATAGTTGTAACCGAAGGGGGCGTCCAAGCCAGCGCCTCTGCCGCAGCCTTTGCGGAGATAGGAGCGGTAATCAATGCCGTTGCCGGTCCTATTGCTATGGGAACACTCGTAATCAACGGGTTGACCCAAGGTTTGTCTAAGATGGATGCCGCCTTAGAAGGTGGGGAAGACTCAGTAATGCTCTTTGGTGCGGGGCTAGGAAATCTAGTTGCCCCGATAACTTCCGTATTGCCGGACATGGGCGACTTCGACGATATGCTCAGTTCTATTGCCGCAGGAGTAGCTATCTTAGGACCGGGCCTCGGCACGCTAGCGGGTAGTTTTCTCGCTTTTGGAGAGAGTTTAGGAATTATCAGCCACGGGAAATCATGGGAAGAAAACCTAGCTGACCATATTGAGAGCGCTCTGGAAAGCGGCCGTACTCAGGAAGTAATAGAGTTCTATTTTCAGACCTTATTTGAAGATGCCCTTATGGGAGACGGAGGTTTTACTGAACTGATAGACATAACCGACGGTATTTTATCAGAAAACCTTGAGGCACGTTGGGCGTGGTATAGGAAGTATGTTGAGGGGCTGGGGATATTTACAGAGGAACAGCTTCAACAAATGCGGGACGCCTTGCAGTTATACGAAGATGCGGAGGACAGGCAGGAGGCTGCTCAACGGACTGCTCTTGATATAGCTAAACAGCAGATGGAGCGGTTTACTTGGCAGATGATGAACGAGGTTCCTTATCTCGCAGATGCCCTAGCAGGGGCTAGTGGACTTTTAGAAGACGCATGGAACCAAGCTATTGAAAACGGGGTTACTTCTGTTGAGGGTCTGCGGGATATATTTGAACAGTTAATGATCGATTCCGGCGAATACTCCCAAGAGGTCATAGACAGGATGCTTACGGTATTCGACCAGAGTTCCTCCGCTTTTGACCTCACCCAAGATTTGGCTACTGCCGCCGGACACTTCTGGGAAGAATTCGCGGGGGATATAAAGAACGCCTTGGATGAAGCCGGGGTATCTATAACCGACTTCGAGACTAACCTTGAGCGTACTATGCAGTTTGCTATTGAGAAATTCGCCGATTTGAATTCTATCGAAATGTTCTTTGAAGGGGGCTGGGCGCAGATCGAGGAATGGCTTAAAACTATCCCGGGCATGACGGACGACCTCGTCGACAAGTTCATGGAAAGCATAATGGAGAACTGGGATTCAATCAGAGAGTTTGGATTTGAATTAGGAGATAACTTCGCGGAATTAGTAGAAGAAGGAATCAATAATGTTGAACCTGAAACAAGCATATTCGATAATATATTCCAAAACGCTGATGATGCTACTGACGAAGTAGACGATTTAGCTGATGCTCTCCAGCGCACTTTCCAGCAAGCCGAAGATGGAGCCGATAATGCGACAGTATCCCTAGACCAGTTTAACCAAGCCCTAGAGGACGCTCAGAAAGAGTCTAAAAAGACGGGGCAGAGCCTGAGAGAAAGCCTTGAGGGCACCCTGCGGCAGTTACCGGAAGTCACCGAGGAAATGATTCAGCAGATGCTCGACATGTTCGATGCTGGAGATTGGAGTATAGAATATCTAATCTCCGAAGAAGGTTACTCCGAACTAATAGATTTATTAAATGCTATCCCCACGGAGATAACCACGACTGTAAATGTTTCAGAGAATAATGAAAACGATACAGAGAGCGTCTTAGACAATATCTTAAATGGAGCGAAGGGAACTGCTGGCGGCCGTCGCGGTTCTTCTCCTGTCCTTGATGCGGTTGACAGTATTGTAAACGGGTTGACTGATCTAGGTGTAAGCCCTCAGATTATCTCACCCACTCCCGTAGGGTTTAAGGGCGGAGTAGCTGACATCTTGCCATCTTCGACAGAACCGCTTATTATAAATAATAAGTTCGTAATCGAAGGGGGAATGATAGACGACCCTATTTATTGGCAAAAAGTAGTTAGGGACAAAGTAATCCCTAATATAGACGATGAACTCTCTCGATACGGCAAAAGATTAAGAGGTTAGAAATGAGTGGATCACGAAGAAAAATGTTAGACGGACCAGTGTTTAGGTTCACTTATTATTGGAGCGGGCTTTACCCTGTGATATACGACCTTGATTTATCGGGGACAGGTTGTGATCAGAAAATAAACTGGGACAGGATAGCGACGGAACACACTCTTGACAGGGGTAATTATAAGCGATACCTTAAAGGTTTTCAACTCAACGCCACCTTAACTTGGGGAGACAATGCTCTCCTTGAGGCAACGATGTTGGACACTGACAGTTACACCGGGAGGACGGAACAGTTAGTGAACCTCATGTTTAATACTACTTGTAACGATGATATATTCTATTGGCCTTTCCCGGGAGCACACCCTACGGTATACTTTAAGGTAATCTGGAAAGGTAACTATAATTTTAATTATGTAACCGGATTAGTAGGAACAGGTTTTCAAGGTGTGATAAATCTAATTGGCGCCGATGTCCTAGAAAAGAGTCCTACATTTCAGTCGGGGGTATAAAATGAGAAGTTCAATGAGGCTGGCCTTTGAGTGTCCGTGGTGTAAACGCCCGTGTGGGTATGCTATGGACCGCAACGGCATGGTGCATAATAATGAAACTATAGGTCGGGCAAACGGCGATTTTATTCCATGCCCTGTCTGCAAAGGACCGATAGAAGTAATGGTCAACGTTCAATTTCACAAGAAGGAGAAATAGCATGAGTATTCCTATCATGGAAGGATTTTCAGGTTCAATTCCTACCTCAGCTAATAAATTCGCCGATTCAGATGTTGCGGCCTTCCGTCTGCCCGTAGTAGAGCCGGGAGGGGAATCGATAAACGAAAATAGTTGGTGGTATAATCTAGGTTATGCCAACCTGTATAATGCTCAACTCTCCCTCGTTGAGGGAGGGACTATGGATACGGGGGCCGATGCCGACACTATTGATGTAATGGCAATAAAGCAGAGCGGCGGTTATATTCTTGCTCAAGCTACCCCGGCGACAGTAGCGAATACTTCTGGCTGGGCAATACCGATAGACGCTACATTTCAGCCCTTCGTTTCATATTTTAGGGCAGGTATAAAATGGAATCCTCCCCTCGGCGCAACCGTAGGAGTAATAAGAAAATGCTTTCAATGGGACGGGTCTTATTATCCTAATACGTGGGATTTCGTTTATTACCCTATGGCAAATGAATACTATCCCGATTCCACTTTTTATTCTGACCCAATGAGTGTGTTTACTAGCGGAGGTTCTGTAAATATAAGAGCTAAAGCGGGCTGTTCAACTGGGTATTGTTTAACGTTAGTTGCTGATAAACCCTTTCTCTCAGACACATATCAACTGTATGAACATAGCACTGCCGGTGACCCATGGGTAGATGGTGTAAACAACGCTACTGGTTATGTAATAGAGTTTCGGATAGAGGACTGGGGGTTTGGACTTCTCTCTCCCGAGCTTAATAACTTTTCGATAGAGATAAGGGACGGAACTTATTCCTATGAAATTTATATCACAGGCGAAGGAGTGATTGACGCTTCGGGTTTCGCAACTCCGATTTCTGATGACTTTAGTACCGATGAACTCAACACTTATCAAATTAAGGTTCAAGGTTCTTCTTTTGAGATATATCGTAATGGTGTTTTACGAGCAAGCTCAACATTAAATGTAGCATCTCCGTTAAAGAAATTTGGGTTTAAGGTTACATCTTTAACAGGGGCCTCCAATGGAGCAAAATGGTATTTAGACTATATTAAGTATTTTCTTGGTGGAACCACCCCTCCGATTTTCTAAAAGGAGCCGAGATGGCTAATATCCTCCTTAACCGCAGTTTCGAGACGGGGAATATTGATAACTGGAACCTCTACCCTATCGGGACTTCTCAATCCTCAGACCAAGCCTTTGATGGAACATACTCCTGCAAGATAGAAAACCCGACAACCGACTATTCTCACAGGGGAGTTGAGTCCGATCAGGTTCCCGCAGGAGCCGGGTTATCTTATACCGTAGGGGCGTGGTTTTATATTGAAGATACTGGCTCGGGGATACCTGCTTCTTCTACTGCTACTCATGTCAGAATGCGGCTAGCTTTCTATGATTCAGCTCATACACTTATCAGCTATGGAGTTTATAATCCCTCTTACCCTGATTGGGGTTATACAAATATCAATATCTGGGACTCATGGTTTTATAAGTTTTTTTCGTTTACTGCCCCGGCTTATACTCAATATGTTTCAGTAATTCTTGAAGCTAGAGAAGAAAATAACCCTTCGCCTCCTCCTACCGGGCAACCCGATAATAACGTATATTTCGACTATGCAATCATAGAAGAAACCTACCCGGATTATTCAGCGGATAACCAACGTATCTTGAGTTGTATTGGTGCCCATTACGATGAAGACGACCAAAGAATTCTTAGTGCGATAGGGGCGGCTCATAGCGCAGATAACCAGAGAATCTGGGGGTATATTATGGACGACCTTCCCTCAGACGACAGTTATAGGATATGGGGTTTAATTGCAGAACATTGTATTCACACTAATTTTCTAATAGTAGGTGAAATAACAAGGCGAACGGAGTGGCTTGATGAACCCGATACGGGCTTCCTTGCCGAAGAAGCGAAAGCCTGTAATTTTCCTCAGCGCCGTGTCCTTTATTTCCATGACCTACTTCCTGTTAATCCAGTACCCGGCCCCGGTGGAGCTACTAGATATATTGACCTTACCGAGAAGGTAATGCAGATCGGTTCCATTAATCGAGATATCCCTGTCTCCCCTACCGATAGTCCAGAGTTAATCGTATCAGACTTAAAGCTCTCAGTAAGTAATAGAGATTACTATTTCTCAGACCGTTCGGCTGACAGCCCTTTTTACGGCATTCTATCTGCAGGAGGGAATTATATTGGTTGGAAAGACGGGGGAAGGATAGAGATATGGTGCGGGTTTAATTATCCTCCTAATGTTACCAAGCTCATCAAGAAAGCTAAGATGGTAATTGTAAGTATCGAAACCCAAAGCGATACAGGGACAGCATCAATCTCGCTCAGGGATTATGTAAGCAATATCCTTGATATTCAAGTTGGTTTGCCGGATGCCTTAACCGGGGCTGAGCGTCCATTAGAATACCCTGTTCAGAATATAATAGCAGGGACTAACGGGGCTCTAAACTTTTACACTAATCTAGCTGGTTGGGTCACGGTCACTTTGCCGACGGGGTCTTACGGCAAGCATACCCGAGCGATAATAATGACCGAGCTTATGAATGCCAGTGCATTGGTTACGCTGACGGGTGATGATATGGAAGAGTTCAAGGTTGAGTTTGACGAAGAAACTCAGCGATATACTTTTTCATTTTCGGGTGGTGGTACTTCTCCCGGTATCACAACCTTTAAGGTGTCTACCCAAGTTGCCGGGGCGGCGTATGTTCCTTTTGCCCTTGGCGGCTGGACGATCTATGATGCGGACATTGCAAACAACAACCCTGATATTTTATCCCCCAATGACCTTACTGCTACCGTAATCAATTTCACTACTTTGTTAGAAAATCTGCTTGAGGACGACGGAGGAATGCTCGCGGTAGATGTTGATATTGAAACTATCGCCGGAATCAATTTCATGAATGTTAGGTGGGATAGTTCTTCTCTCCTAAGTTGCATATCGGAAGTTGCTCAATGCGGCATGGGCGCGATGTGGATGACAGACGACGGCGTTGTATATTTTAAGACCTTTAATAATCTTGTCGGGACAGTGTCTAAGGCGTTGGAAGTAGAAACAGATTATAGAAGGATAAAATATATCGGGCAAGACGCAGATAATAAGATAAGGAAAGTAACCGTTACCGGGAAATTCGAGGCAGCCTATGCGGAGGTAGATTCCGGCAGCGAGATTGGAACAGAATATAATATCACGAATAATCTTGTAGAGACCGAGGCGCTGGCTACTTCTATGGCGGAAGCCTATTTTTCGCGATACAATGTTGTCCCTGTCTCGTTAAAAATCGAGGGAGAGTATCTACCCTCTTTAGAGTTAACGGACAGAGTATCAGTAGTTGACCCTTCGTCTCCGAACGCCATGTTAGGGCAAGTCACGAAGCTAAATCTTAATCCGAGTAGCTTTACTTCCCAGATAGAATTACACCCCTTTGTGCTTTCTCATACGTGGAAGGGTAGAGCAGATTGGGAGAGTTATGTTTCGCCTGACGGCGGTCTTTATGTTCCCCACGATAGGGATTATCTGCAAACAAAATTGCTTGCCTTAACAGGAGACCGGTCTTATGTCTTTGATTCGGGATCGGTTGGAACTCGCTGGGTAAACCTCGTCTATGAAGCAGACCTTAGTCATAAAGTATTCTTTTTAGACCATGCCGACGAAAGTTGGATAGGGCGATATACTTTTGGTACCCTCGGTTCCCAGAATATAAATCTAGGGGCTTACAGTTACGATGCTACAAATTACCGAATGATAATTCAGGCGTCAGCAGATAACACTTCGGTCTTTGCGGTTGTAGATGGGCTGTTAGACGAAGTAGGGGGCGGACATTATAGCGACTATACTATTTCTAATGCTTGGCTCATGACGGGAATATTAGGCAATCCGGTTGACCCCGCTGATTGGACATTACAGAATCAAGGGCATTACTTTGGTCAAGTTATTAGACACCTTAACTCTCAAAACTATCTCTTAGCCTTTGTAAAATGCTTAGGGGGTTCATCTTCCCCCCGGCTAGCCGCATTTATGGGCGGCAGCCTAGTCGAATACCTTAATCAGTCCTATTACGATGCCGGGGGAGGCTATGCTTATCTATCCCTTGATTCAGTTTATAGCCAGCAGGTAGGATTTTATGGAACAACGGGCCATCAAGCTATACCTAATCATATCGATCAAGGTGAATTTCCTTTAACCAGTTCGCTCCCAGTAGGTCCGACATTAGCCGGGGTAGGGTTCGCACGGTGCTCAGGATATATTTATAATACTGAGATGTGGACCTATTTAGCTCCTGACGCTTTAGATCCTACGTTTGAATATTATACCTCTCCTGATGGTATCGTGTGGGCGGGACCATATTCATCTATATCAGGATTGTCGGGGCGTTATATAAAGATCAAAGTAACTCTTTCCAGAGCCACTAAGTATGATACAATTCCTTTTCTTAAATCTATGACTGTCAGTTATTCATCTTAACCGTGGGAGGATAAATATAATGCCAGCCGCAATATCACCACTTCTGTCTTTTGTCGAGTCCGGCATGGTCTGCGCTGAGATCGGTGTGCAGGAAGCGAAAAGCAGCGTGCTACTTCTTGAGCAAGATATAAAACTGCTCTATGCTATCGACCCTTGGGCACCCTCGCCCTACTATTTAGAAGGAAAATTCTGTTTAGGCGACTTTCCGGTCTGGGAAGCCCGCGCAATGGCACGATTAAAGCCGTATATCAACGCAGGACGGGTTATTGTGCTTAAAATGGGTTCAACCCAAGGGGCGGGGGAGATAGCCGCTCAGAGCTTAGATTTCGCGTTTATTGACGGCAATCACACCTTCTCGTATGTAACTACTGATATTCAGAATTATTGGATAAGAGTAAAGCCGGGTGGGATATTAAGCGGACACGATTACGTTCCCAGTGCTGGGCGGGAACATATACAGGTAAAAGAGGCGGTAGACACATGGATAAAGACACGGCCCAACTTAAAACTAGAAAAGCACGGGGACTGCTGGATGATCAGAAAGCCATTGTAAAGCGTATGGTCATTATTCTAGATGCCGTCCGTTGGGATGTAGCAATCGAATACCTATGGCCCGCTGTATGTGGTAAACTGATCAGAGTTAGGACACCTATCGATTGGACGCTCGCTTTCTACGAGATGGCAAAGCCTTGGATAGAGTCTTTCCCGGGAACGGTAAGCCTTATGACCTGTGGTTGGGGGCAAAAGGCAGAAGTAAAATGCGATCGTGGTCCATGGGGTCATATGTTCCCTCTCCGGGATAACCTATACGAAATTATCAGGGAGCTCATCAAATTATCGAGGACAGACGGGAATAGCCTCCTAGTCGTCCACGATTTTTTTATCCACAATTATTTTGATGATATCGGGGGCTTAAAGAGTCTCACTCCTGCTAATCAGAATCAGGCGTGGGGAGCCTATCTGTATCGAGTAGAATCTATCCTCCCGAGTATTGTCGAAGCAATTAAGGCTGGACAGACTCATGGCTTTGAGGTTTTCCTTACAGCCGATCACGGCGAGGCTTTTTGGGAAAAAGGGAGCCAATGCCACCATGGGAATTGTTGCCGGGACGCAGACGGAATTTCAGCGAAAGAGGTGCAGGATATTTTCCTCCTCAAGGTAGGAGAAGAATTTACGGGGATAAAAGCAGATCCCCAAGATGCCCGGATAATTCAAAAGAGTTTATTTGAAGGGGGACCGATATGAAACTCGTCGGAATAGTCAGAGCTAGGAACGCGAAACAGTATATAGGACCGCTCGTTGACCAGATGAAGTCCTTCTGCGATGAGGTGATTGTTCTCGACGATCAATCGACAGACGGGACCGATAATATAGCAAAAGGATATGGCGCAGTCTTATACCGGGTCAATACCGGGGCGCCGCATCACGAAGGACGGGACAGGCGGCGTCTCCACGAGCTAGCGGGGCGGCATAAAGCAGACTGGGTATGGGGTCCGGATGCCGACGACCTGCTGGCAGAAGGTTGTTCTGCACGTATCAGAGGCTTGGCTGAGAGTGGTTGCGGCATGGAAGGTTTCCAGTTCCCCTATCTCTATTGTTGGGGAGACACGAAGCACTACAGAGTTGACGGCTCTTACCGGAATACAACCGCATTGAAGCTCTTTAAGTACTCCCCTGACGAAAAGCCTATGAATCGAGAAGTGCACTCCATGGCGGTACCGCGAGAAGTCCTCGAGAGAGGTATGTTCTGCTTGGTCCCTGACGTGCTGCTACTTCACCTAGGCTACATGACCCCGGCGCAGCGCCTAGAAAAATATCTGTATTATTCAGAAAAATACCCTCCGGGGTCTCAAGGTTTTAAGGACGGCGGTAGCAACGGGTGGGAACATATCTTAGGAAGGGAGGCTCAAATTGAGACAATCTAGTCTTACAGACTACAAGAAGAAAAAAAGAAAGCGCCACGCCTTTGACCCGCACGGGAACGTCAACGGGTACCGCCGCCGGATCGATCATACTGTCTGGGAGCCGATATATTATCCTTTAACCTTTGAGGACTTCCGGCCCTTCGATATTCTAGGGGTGGAAAGCAAATCTGAGATTGGTGTAGGAATTAGAACCGCGTCCTTGGTTGACGGCAAGCCCGCTTTTCTGAACCACGTAGGGCAAGTAATTCTCAAGGACGGAAAGCTAGTTGTCAGCGAAGCTAACTTCCCGGTCCATGCCTACACCCCGGTAGAAGATTATCTCAGGGCGCAGGCGGAAGGGAAGTGCAGGCTTACCCTTATGAGGATAGACACTAGGGTGTATGGTGGCGATATGCCTGAGTCTAAGAAGATGGTAGCCGAAGCAGCCTGTCTTGAATATCACCTATCCTTAGAAGGTTACAAATATACTGCTGGGATATTCTTTCCCCTCGCCGCTTTCAGTATCCTGAGAAATTTCACCCCGCTTATCAGAGGGAGGTATTATAATCTGCCTGTCGAGGATATGTTTAAGATATTCATCTGCTCAAATATCGTTGACTTAGGCTGGAAAACAGGGCAGGAGATAACGGGGAAAGATTGGTTCTTGTCTAGCCTCCATAAGTATATAACCACCCCTCAAGATATATTTGAAGGGCCCTACACTCTGTTTATATGCGGCTGGACTAGGGAGCCGAAACAACTCAATAGGGAGAGGCGAATAAATGAAGATAGAAAGCGCACGAAAGTACGCTACAGTCCTCATGGTAACCGCATGGGCGCTCTGCTTTACGGCGATTACCGGGGCTGTAGTCTACCTGATGGTAGTAGGGAAAGACCCGGATACAAAACTTTATATGGCTATATTGACCGCCTTCATATCCTCAGTGCAGTCGATAATCGGCTTCTACTTCCTTGCTAAGAAACGAAACGGGGAAGATGCCCCGCCGGAATAGTACTGCTAAACAGTAAGAAGCACCGACCCCTTATCAGGGCCGGTGCTTTTTGTTTAAGCTGAGTGCTTCCTCACAAATAGCCTGAATAAGAATAGCCTTATCCTCCGAAACAGCCCGGGCGGGGGTAAGGTTACCGCCGGCTCGTTCTTAGGCGGTGTGTAAACCCTCATCTTATAAAAGCACTTCGGGCATACGATCGGGATCCGCGCCGCAAAAGGAGTATTGTCCGACTCCCGGTTAAGCGTGCAGTCAGCCCAACCCCACCACCCTGAGCCATGACACCGCTTACAGCTAGACTTGGCTTTAGTAAAGTCAAAGTCTTGCGCCCCGCGAACTACCCACGTTCCCTTCCTCTGGTCCCAGCCTACGCAGACAATCGCGGTAAAAGTTTCTCTAATCAATAAAGGTTGCTTCTTCGTCATTAAGGCCTCCTGTCCCACGCCTCGTCCGCAGCCTTAAGCCACGGGGCGCCGGGTTCCATGTTTCCGTGTGTTAATACCTTAGGTCCTGTTGCCCCACAATTAGGGCATCTATCACAACCGTGAGTACTTGCTGTATTGACCGAAAAGTATAGCACGCCTGTGTACCCGCAGAACGGGCAGGCTTCTGTTGTTGCCATCTTCAACCTCCCCTCAGAGTTTGTAGCCGGGTTTCAAGCGCTTGCTTCTCCCCGGCGGTTAAATCGTTTTTATAATCTGCGAGCGCCATCTCTATTCCTTGCGCTTCCTGCTCTTTTGACATGGGGCAATGACAGGCTGCTGGGTAGCATTTATCGCAGAATTCAAAGCCTGTTTTCCTCATACGCCCTCCTTGAAGTAATAGGTGTTATATCCCTGCGCCCCGTGGGCGAAGATATAATTACCCTCTAATACTTTGGCGTAGCACTTAGGGCATAGATCTACCCTTTGCGAACATATATGATTCCGGGTTGAGCGCCCCTCGGTCTGCTCGGTAGTAAATATAATGCCCAGTTCTTTTGTAATCCCGGTATCAATATCTAAAGGTGCTCCGCAACCCTCTATATCACAGGTAATAGTTGTCGTCCTCATGTTCTATATCTCCTGTTCTAAATTCTCTACTCGTTCTTTCCAATAAGCAAGTTCATCTTCTGCCTTTACAGGACTTTCTAACATCTCGGTAGGCCATAAAGTAGTCTGGCCGTCATTGAACTTCATAAGAGCGACTTTGTATCCGGCCCGATAATCTATAAGTTGGGCGACTACGAAATGCTCAAATACTGTATAAGGAACATCTGCCTCTAGTGCCGGGAGTAACAAACGGCATAAGGCCCCTTTTTCTATATTACTCATAATCTGCGCCTCCCCGTTGCCCGGGCTATATGAACCCCGAGATTTATCAGCGAGTATTCGGGCCAAGGCTTTTTATTGTAAGCCCGCGTCCACCCTAAAGGGTCTAATGCTTCGGTCATATAATCCCGGTATTTTATTACCTCAATCAAATGAGCCTTCCGGGCTTTAATATCACGCCGTATCTTGAGTATAAAATAAATAACAAATCCAAGAACTACGGGCATGATGTATATTAAGATAAAGTCTGCAAAGTTATTCATTATTTCGCCTCCTTCTGCTCTGGGCTTCTTCATAAGCCCGGGCAATTTTACTGTTCCACTCGTCGGTGTCTGCAAGTACTCTTACCTCGTCGAAATATCTCCCCATCTGTTTTTCCCTAAAGATAGCTTCGACATTGATTTGATTGCGGTGTGTCTTGCAGTACCTTAAATACCTTTGGTGGGTAGGGGATATTACGGCAACGGTTTTCATTGGTCGTACTCCTTTTGGTTAACAATTACGAAGCGGTCACTACATTTGTTTTTATCGGTAATGACCCCTATCCCATCATTAAAGGTAGAAAAAAAACAATACTGTTTCCCCTTTGATGTTTCTGATATCCTCCCTTGGTCTATAACGTATTTTACATGACCTAATATCTCTGAAATCTCAAAGCGGGAGCGGTTCTCGATTATTATTTTTTCAGCCATATCTCCTCCTTAATTATTCTTCCCGGCTTTCAAAAATCACGTAGCCTTCCCATAAGACCTCGCACATAAAATCCCAGAAATCTTTTGTCAATCCCAGCCCGCTAGCGCCGCCTTCGATATATCCGGCTTCACGCCACGTCTGCAGGGTTTTCCGTTCTTCCCCGTTAATATGCCGGGGTTCAATCTTCTGGGAGTTAACCATCACGTATTGGATATACGGAATAAGCCGGAGCTCGGTCTTTGATATATCCCTGCCGAGTCGCTTATTGGCTATCTCCTGAATCTTCTTTGATAATTGTCCTCGGTTCATAGTGGCCTCCTATACATAACCAGCGGTTTCGTTATCGGCAGCGGCATAACTCTGCTCATCTTCGTCCTCATATGGGTAGGGCAATATAAACCTCTCCGCTCCCTGCCAATCCCGGGGCCGCCCGTCCGGATAGGTTGCTACCGAGGGCCGCACCTTATTAAATAATATTCCCCCTTCAATTTCCTCGGCCTCAATACCGAAGTCCTCCAGCGGCGTAGAGCCGTGCCGCTTTGTCATCTTCCCGAAGTTCTCTAGGCTCCGGTGTAAGTAGAACAGGTAATCCCCGTCGGCATAGGTTACGTGCCGAGGGGAGGGTCTGTCGCAATCGTTAACGATAAAGAATTGCATAGTGTCCTCCTATTGGTATGGCAGTAACAACTGCCCCGCTAGTGTAGCGGCTGGTTTTGCCGAGCCTATCTCGACGGCTTCGTCTAATTCTTTAATCCTCCCCCGGAGCTCAGCAACTTCAACTAAACTTATAATCTCCACCGGAAGCACCTCTATCAGCCCATGGTTCTTTATATGTTCTAGAACGTCGTTGAAGTATTCCTCCTTCTCCCTCCAGCCGCAATCGCCATCCTGATTGTTAAAGGCTTCCCGGGTCAAGTAGTAGAGGCATTCCTTAAAGCCCTTCATGACTGCCCGTCCTTTCTCTAACGTAAACCCACTTCCTATATCCTAGAGGCATTATATCTCTAGAGTTTGGGGGTTCATTAAGCCACTCTTTAGTAGAGCATTCTTCCCACCAAACCTTGCCGCCGGTTACCTTTTCAGCGAACCACTTGCGGCGCTCTTTTTTCTTAACCATGCTACCTTCCTTTTTTTGGGTTCCCTTATCTGTTTAGTAATATTATTATTCCTGCTACCGCCGCTATAATTCCTATTACAATCCCAATAAGCCCGGGCCACGGGGAGTTATTTATTTCTCCCTTGGTATATCCCACCACAGCTATAATGTTGGCTACTAAAAGCAATATTATTCCTGCTAAAGTTTTCATGATATTTACGCCGTTAAGAGAGCTATTGCAGGGTTGCGCCCGGTGCCGCCGCAGGTCGTGCAGAGCCGGAACATTGAATAAAATTCGTTCCCTGTCCCGTCGCAACGTTTGCATAAGTCAACCCTCGCGAGCAGGTTTTGATTCCGGGTTTCATAATCCATCCTCATGTGGCCCGGGAGTGTATTTAAGGCTACTATCTCAAAGTGTTTGAATTCGCTCATAATTAATCCCACCTTATAAAGCCTCGTTTACCTCCCCCGGGAGAGAGGACAGCCTGCCGTTCTACGTCCTCCTTTGGAACCTCAGACAATGCCCGGGCAATGTCATGGATTGTTCCAATGCAGGGGCGAAACCCTTTAGCCGCATACTTAAAAGCCCGGCGCAGGGAGTCAACTTCAAAGCCCCGGAGGAACTTGTTTACCGATAAGTGCTTACGCTCTACTGCTAAGAGCGCTTCAATAGTTGTGAGTACCGCCTCACCGTCATAGGCAAACTGACAGAGGTAGTAGTCGAACTTATCGAAGCACTCCCTTATTGTGGACGAGTAGACTTTGATAAGCTGAACAGGTGTCCCGGCTACATTGTACTCGTCCATTCTCTCGGTACTGCGGGAGAGGTTTTGGGAGAGGTTGTTTTCTTTGACGAAATTAGCAAGGTGTCCGTCGTTTATTGCGAATACGTCTATATCCCGGGAAGTCTCTTTCCCGGTAAACCACGCCCTCACCGCCCCGCCTGCTATCCAGCAGTTAGGCGGGATAATGAAATCGTGAATAGGCGTACCCATGAGCAGGTGCTCAGGGATTACTATAAGCCAGTCAAGGTCTATGATAGTTGCCATATTGTCCTCCTTATTCAGTGCCACTTCCCCATTTATCAATGGTATAATCGTGGCACCGTTCTTTGAATATTCTTTCTGCAGTCCCGAAACTTACCCCGCAGAGTTGGGCGCAGGCGTTGAGGCTCTGTTTGTCCTCGAAGTAGTAGAACATTATCCGTTCCTCGAGGGCGCCCCGGGTTTTGAAACGACCTGTTGTTTTTTTCCTCCCTCTCTTTTTCCGGGTCCGGACTCCTTTAAGTTGGATATTTACTGTAATAGAATTATCCCACTTGTACCCGGCTATCCCAAAACGATCGGGGAGACGATCTAATCCCCTTGATTGGGTTATAGTCGCTTCCTTTGACCTGTCTACTAAGAGGATAAGCCCGCGCAGGAACTCTTTTACCTTAGCCTTGTCGTGCTTATTCATCTCAGCCTTTTTCGCTTGAGGCTTCATTAGCGCTCCCTCCCTCTTTGATAGCCTTAGCCTTTTTTAAGGCTGCCTCAGTAGCGGGAGTAATAGGCTCTTGCTCCCTCAAGGCATAGTCTTGCACTATGTCAGCTAACTCTATAATCAGATTTTTAGCCGCAGCCTCAGCCATGCCTGCTTCGTGCCGGGCACGGTATTCGGCTGCTTCCTTAGCTTCGGCAATGGTTTGGACTTCTTTGTCCCGCATAGGCATTATTACCCCGATAAAGTCCTGTCCTGTTTCAGCCGAGGACGCTCTGATTACTATAGGGTCATTGTAAGACCAAGCCTCAATCCGTATCTGAGGCACACCTTTATCTCCACGGTGAAAGGCTGTAGCCATGGAGCATATCTCCCCCAATAGATAAGGGCTAAAGGATAATGTAAGCTCAGGCGGGTCTTTGGGAAACACGTGTTGCCAAGCAGGGTACCGCCCCTCAAGAGGCTTGCACTGCAAGTCTACTTTGTCCTTTTCCCGGGTGAGGGTGAGGGTGCAACTATCCTTCTCTCCGGCAAGGCTTAAGACGGATTTCTTATCGAAGAGCTTGTCTATCTCAATGACCTGTTTCTTAGAGATAATAACCGGGTAGAGCTTATCCATACCCGGTTCCTCCCCGTTGGGGTAGGTGACAGCGGCAAGCATTCGGCCGCTAGTCGCTACGGTGTGGTCTTTGTCGAAGCAAACGCCGTTGAGAATATAACGGGTCTCGTCTTTGCTTACGGCTTTGACCACACACAGATTTTTCTTATTCATTGTGTCCTCCTTTTTAATTGATCGCACCAAAGGACGAGTCTTTCCTTAAACGTCCCGTGCGCCTTTGCCATATGGATAGTTAATCCACGATAGGAAAAGGTCCCATAATTGCAATACCGACACCTGTATAGGTGCCGGGTCTCGTTATTGCTTGCTACCATAAATTCCTCCTAGGTTAAAACTTCTAGTAGATATAAGCGCACCAAGTAAACTTAAAGCAGGCACACTTGGTACACTTCCCCATGCCTTTGTTAGCCGGGGTATTCGCCCCAACGTGATATTCATGCTCACTCTTAAGATGGCCGCAATAGCACATCTCGTCTTTAATCTTGGGCATCTTTTCTTTTTTCGGCTTCTTAGCCGCGGTCACTTTCTTTTTCTTTGCAGGCATCACAACCCTCCTTTACATTTTCCTGAATCCATCGGACGAGAAACTTAGTCCACTTCCACCCGTCAAGCGGGCAGAGCTCGGCCAATGAATCGAGTTCATCTTCTGAGCATTCGGCTATATCGAAACTGCCGAACTTACCATTGCGTCTTGCTCTGACATACGCTCCTGTTATCATAGCGCCTCCTTAGAATGCAGGGGTATCTTCATCGCCGAAGGGCGGGGGCGCATCATCATCGCCGACTTCCTGCAGAGCTTCGCCGAAGCCCTTCTCGCCCGCAAGCCACTCCGGGATTACTACCTTCCCGGTGTCGCCCTCGTTGCTGATATCTGTTCCCGGGAGTAGCTGAGATTTAGGCAGCCACACGTCGTTACTCCAGCCCGGTACCGAGACGAGCAGAGCCTTTGGAGTTGTCTTTACTACTTTAAGCCTATAAACTGTTACGTCGTTATTCGCCATTTTGGTCCTCCTTTAGGACATAGCCTGATTGATTTAACGCCTTATAGATTTGCCGCTTTACCGAAAGGTAGGCGTCTTCCCTCTCAGGGCATTTTGACCATTGTGTCCATACCCTCTTTATAACCATATCGAGGGCATTAAGTTGTTGATCTATCGCCATAAATTATTATCCTTTTCCGGAGTTTCTCAGCCGGATAAAGTATTCGCCTGTTATCGGATCCTCCTTAATCCATTTCTCAGACAAGTTTTTAGATTTGCAGAAAATCTTGAGGCACCGCTTGCTATTAGAGCGCACTATGCCTCCCTTAACTGGTAACGGGTATTTTGCTCCCATTTTCGTCCTCCGTTATTACATGGCTAAGAGGTATTAAAACCTCTGTGGTTCTTTCGGCGTTGGAAGTTCGCAGGATATTCTTCCCGTTCTTTATGCTGTATAATCCTGCCATTTTTATGCCGGGATAATACTGGTTAAAGTTTTTCCATTCAGATTTGAGCAGGTTCCATATTAAATAAAGCTCAAGGTCTTTGTGCAGGTTTATAGAGTATAGTCCCGTGGCAGAAACGGGGATTTTTACTTCCTCCGTCCTGACTAAGTTGGCATCTTCAAGGACAGCATTCGCCTGTGTCCTATCGTAAGTCCCTGCGGCTCGTATATCCGTGGCATAACCAGCCCAGCCCGCCTTCCACCACGCCTGATTTTCTATGCTCCAAATATAATATTCATCTTCCATTATCTGCTCCTTAGAAGGGCCACACTTTCGGGCAATCTTTTTTAACGTGGTCGAGGCTCCCGCAATGCTCGCAGGGGTCAATTTTATTCCTCATGAACCTCGTTATTTTATTCGCCGCCCTCTGGGTATAGGTTAAAGTTACTGGCTTACCGTCAGGCGGGTAGTCAACCGTAACGGGTTTATTGAGGTCTATGATATAGAACCGCTTGCCCCGCTTGGGCCTAACCTTTATTCGGCCTGCCGCTGTCGAGTGAACTTCCCACGACATCTGATCCCAAGGGTCGTAACCACCGGGATAAAATTCATGGATTTGGATAATTACTTCATCTCCTATGTCGTATAATTTTCCATAGTCAGGGCAGGTAATACGGGCCGTCAGCTTAACTCCCTTTACCGGGGCAAGGTCAGCCTTCAATCGTTGCCTGAAGGCGCAGTTCTGGCCCTGCAACGGGCAATCCTTACAGGTTGGTATGGTTATCCTCATGCAGGTACGCTTTCCCTCTGCAGGTTCTCTTCCCGGATGGCGTCTAATAGCGCCCGCCTTTCTTCCTCGACTTTTTTAAGGTCGATCTCAAAGAACTCGGCCAGCAGTTCGTTTATGGTATAGAAGAAGGGCATAAGCGAACCGTTCTCGTAACCGCATAGCGGCAACGGCTCCATCTGCTCATTGCCGTCGTCGTCGTGCCCTAAATAGCAACCGTCGTCATGGGTATGCCGCAGGCAGAGGGCCACCTTCTTTTTGCTTTCGAGCCAATCCAAAAACTCGCCTATCTTCTGGCTCTCATTCTTAACTGCACTCATTTTTTCAAGCTCCGGTGTCTCGACTTCCGATGCTTTCATTTTCTAATCCTCCTTCTTTTTGCGGAAAGAATCTGCCGCCGGGCAAGTTGCCCAATGTGGTGTATATGCCGTCACCATCATTCCATGAGGGCTATCTTCGCTTGATACTGCGACGATTGCCTTCGTCCCGGGCAAGTCAACAGGCATATTCTTTCCAGTTTTAACCATCTTAAACCATATTATTTCAGCCCCGCAAGATTTACACTTCGCCATAATTGATACCTCCTAAGATTTTCTTATCAGCGAGAGCGGCTATTACTTGCTCTGCCTTTTTGGCAACGATGCAGGTCCAGCCCCAATGGGTCGCAAGCTCAGCCCAATCCTTCTGGTCTTGAGAGGCGTACCCTTTAGGCTGTTTTAGCTCTATTGCCAGCTTATGGGAGTAGATAATGCAGTCGAATACCCCGGCTTTAACTCCTAGCTTCTTACCGAGGGCACCCGCCCGCATAGCCTTAACCCTATTAGCTTGCAAGGCACGCCGGTAGACGTTAGGTGAGGCGTGAAACCAAGCAAGCAGATTATATGCCGCTAGTGCATCAAGCACTTTAGCCGTAGCCATTTGAAAGTGGTCCTCCTTCGCCCACGTTGAGGCTTCAATATAACCGTCTATAAGCGCTTCCAGTAACGTCATTTAAGACCCCCTTCAACTCTCAAGCAAACCTCCCCGCCCTCATCCTTGAAATAGGCAGCGCACTTTTCCTTTATACAGTCCTGAAACTCTGTAGTGTGGGAGCCAAACCTGATGGTATGAATTTCCCTCCCGGTTTCTTCAACGTTAATAATAACTTTAGGCATCCACGGACATTTCATATCTTGCCCTCCTTGGTTTTGGTCTGGTAAGTATCTTTAACCGCCTCAATAATAAACTTTATAGGCACTCCGACTCTGGTAGCTTGGGCGGCTTCAAGCAGTAAGTCGTGAGCATCTTCAATCGTCATGCAGCCTATGATTACCCCTCGCATAACCTCAAGCCGGAGAGCGTCCTCTTCAGTCCTCATTATCTTCATCTCCTTCGATTGGCTCAGGGGCGATAGACATATAAGACCCACAGCAGCCACAGCGCTTGAGAGTCTTATAGACAGGTTCGGCGGGATAATCATACGCCTCGTTCCCGCACTGGTTGCAGACGAATAACTTCTTAAAGAGTCCGGTAAACATATTTATCTCACCTCCCCGTATTTATTGAATAGTTTAGTAACAATGAGTTTCTGCTTAGGAGAAAACCTTATATTTTCGCACGTGTCTCGGACGAACTTTTTCTCCCAAGCATTGAGTTTGACGTCCTTAGCTTTGGACGCCGCGAATAATGCTCTGAGGTAAGAGCTTCTATCTATGTCATATGAAAGCATAGACACCTCCTAGATATTAACTGCTCCGGCTAACGGTCTTTTACCGAGAGCCTTGCGCTCTTTATTCATAAAATATATTGCGACTCCTTTTTCGCATTCCATCTTCTTCATCCATTCCTCTATGTCCTTCTTGTCGCAATTCTTTCGCGCCCACTTACGGAACTCGATAGCTTCTTTCCTCACTCTCTCGTCCCGTTCGGCTTCCTCCTTAGCCGCTTGGCGCTTGCGGGCCTCGATGCTTTTCCGAGTCCGCTGTTCCTGTTGCTTTTCCTGATCGTTGACCCACTCCCAATGCTTCTTTTTCTCTCCCCGCTCCTTCCCTATCCTGTCCCTGACTACAAACCAATTGCGGAGTTGCAGCCGAGGATTGTTCTTCTTCTTAATCGGGTTATCGATCCACCAAGTTATCTTCTGCTTTATAGTCTCAACGAACTGGACAGGGCCGAAGTCTGCCATAATATCTAGCAGGAGCTTGGTATCGACTTCCTTCTCAAAAGGATAGTTCTTAACTGATTGGAGCAGGCGCAAGCAGTACCGAATGCCGGTAGGCAATTCTCTCTCGAATAACTCTGCCTGTTGGGGCATGGGTGCCTGTAGGTCTTTATTGGCTTGAAGTATTTCGTCGAGCTTCTTCATCAAGCCCCTCAACGCCGCCGCTGTCGGCTTACCGCTCCCGCCTATCTCTGCCTCCCGTGTCTTAGCGTCATCTAGCATCTTAGAGAAGTTTGCCGGAAGGTGCTCCATGCACTCAGGGAAGGACGGAAACATTGACAGGAGCCGCTTAATAGCCCCTATATGGGCGGCATTCCTAATAGTTAACCCGTTAGGGTCTTGCACTAATATATGGTCGTGCAGGTAAACTACTTCTCGCCGGAAAAAGACTTTATTATACTCCCCATCTTTTAAGGTGATAAGTTGGTCGAGCGCTTGCTCGGCTTCGGCCGGCGTTATTTTTATCTTGCTTGCTACAAACTCCGCGTCCCATTTATAAAAACCAGCCATATCACAAGAGCAATGAAGAAAGTCTTTGACGAGCTTCGCTAAAGGGGGGAGTTTCCAATGCCACGGGTCGTTCCACTTGTCGGCATCGACAAATCTTATTCGCATAAGTTCCTCCTTTGAAGGGCTGAGGGGCTTTCGCAAGTTTGAGCGGCCACCCCTCGCCCTGATTTTCAATTGTTAAAAGGGTAATACACACTGCCCTCCAAAGGTCATACGGTACTGTGCGACGTGGCAATCGTTTCCGAATCGGTCCCTCACCGTTACAGTGGGCGCTTGGATATCGAAGTCGGCAGGGTACTGTTTTCCCCTTTTATCCTTTATGCGGTAGATAACCGCGGACAGCCTACTCGCTCCGAACATCTCCTTTGCCTTGTCTTGGGTGAGGGCTTTACCTTTTCGGAGGTACTCATAGATCATTCTTTCCTTCGTTGCCATTGGCGGCCTCCTGCTCTGCGATAAAGTCGGTTATCTCTTGAGGGATAAACAGCCCTCCCATGTCGGCAAGCTCAACTACTAGGCTTGCTAGCGGCAAGAGGACAGGGCTTACCTTGGGTGTGCGCTTCCGGTAGAACCTCTTGCGGGCTGTAAACTTCACTCCCGCATACCGCAAGACCCCCTTCACGTTGCTCGGCGAAATCTTAAAGCCGAGTTCCTTGCTCATTGTCTTAGCAAGGTCTTCGCTATGAGGACGGGTAGCACATAGGTGCTCCTTGCGGTCTTTAACGTATTGGTCGCACGTTACCTTCTGCTCAAAATTGAGCGTGTTTCTTTTTGTCATTATGTCCTCCAATTGTTATAGACTTGTTGTTACAAGCCTAAATTACGTCCCCAATGAAATATATATCCGCAGCCGCTCCGGCATATAGGAACTGTTTCAGCAACGGCTTGTTTTTCGGGAGTAGCATAAGAGCACCCGCAAACGGGGCACTCCCAAACCCGAGCCTCGTCTGAGTCGATATTATAATCGACGTTAATTTTTCGGTAATGCGGCATATTGCCCTCCTTTAGGTTATTGATATAGCTGTACCGGATTCCCCTACTCCGGCTCCCTTCTACTCGTCCCGTGATAGCTTGTGCTTTAGTAGAGCACACCGCAATGGAAACGATAACTGCGGCATCTAACCCCGGCGCTACTAACGCCGATCAGCTATAATTTTATTTAGGTAATTTTTCCTTAATGATGGTACTCGAAAGCCTAGTGGTTAACTTCTTTTCTCCTTCCCTGTTAAGGATATTAAGGACCTGTTCATTCTCAAGGGCAAGGCCCCTCAGAGCCGCCATGTCCGGTTTGAAGAACCGCATAGGCTCAATACCCAAAGTCTCAAGCGCCTCAAAGAGCGCCTTGGAATTGAGCTTCTTCCATGACACCGTTGAGGACCATCTATAAGACCTGCCAATGCTATTGAAGTCGCCTACGGCATCAGCATAGTCCCTGATAGCGCTGTTAGCGTCTTCCGCTATTGTCTTGGCTACCGAATAGTCCTCGACTACTTTATCTATCTCCTTTTGGTTTCTTGGAAAGGGATACCGCACCGGCTTCGCTCCTTTTTTCATAGCAGGGCAGTAATTCCTCACCCCACACCGCCGGCAATGGTCTCCAATCCTCGGTTTCCATTTTTTGTCCTCAGCTATCTGCGCCACCCGCGACATGATTTTATCATGCAGCATGGGTAGTTGGTCCCGGGTGTAAACTACCGGGTCGGTAATATGCTCAAACCTTATAAAGTCAAAGTCGCAATATACCTCCTGCACCTGAGGATACTGGATAAGAACGGCCCACGAATAACACTCTATCTGGAACACGTCAGCTTTCATTTCATTGCTGGTCTTAACGTCCCGGATAAGGGCCATGTGTTTGTTAATCCACAGCCTGTCGAGTATCAGCCTAAACCATGCGTCGTCTGCAACCCAACCCGTCTCATCGAGGGAACTATTAAGGGCTATCCGCTCCTCAATACCGATAAGGCCTTTGAGGTCGAGTTCGTGGTAGGATACGTAAGACTCCATTAGCTGATAGACTTCTTCTTCAAGCTCTGAGGTTAAAGGAGGACTAGACAGGCCTATCGCTTTCTTTGCGCAAGCCTTCCAATCCCCTAGGGAGTGAGTTACTTTCTGCTTCCAGCAAACCGTGTCATAGAATGCTGTTGCTTCGTGAACGACACCGCCGAGCAGTAGCGGAGGTGCCATTACCTGCGGGCGCTTTTGGATATAGATGATATACCACGCCCGCGGGCACTCGTTATATTTCCTCAGCTTGCTATAAGAATAAGCTAAGGGTGGGTCTTTTTTCTTCTTTGCCATTATAGCCTCCCTAGTTGTCCAATTGCCGGCGGTCGATCTCTTCGTTGATCGCCTTAACCATCTTCTCGACAGCTACTACCGGGTCTTTCTGTTTCTGGATCCATGCAGTCCAATGTTGGACCTGCTTCGCCTGAGAGTAGCCGAGGATAGCGTAACCCTCCCTTACTTCTTCCGGGATATCCTCATAGGCGACAGCCTTGGTCTCAATCTGCATCAACTCCGCTTTAAGCTGATCGAAGTCGCCGACTTTGACCTCGTTAAGGCTCTTATACCCTAACTTATCAACCACTATCTGATGTAAGCCCTTGTGGTAGATACCCTTCTCGGCCGCTGTCGCTTCGAGGAAGCGCTTTTGACCGTCGGTGAGGAAGCGCACCTCTCTGTCATTGAGTTGCTTGACGTGGCTACCGCCGTCTAAGCGCTTAAACATCTCAATAATCTCAAGCTGTAAGGGGTAAGGGATAAGGGAGAGCCGAGCGTTGCGCTGGGCCTTGCTGACAGCCTTCTCAAACGCAAACGGATCATCAACTACTATCCGCTTCGCATTGGCACCCTTGCCCTTCCATATGCTCTGCTTTTTCCATTGGCGCTTAGAACCGATAGCGCTGTCGAGCATCACCTCACCGCCACCGTTGCCGTTCCTGCAACCGCGCAGGTCGAACCTCCCAACCTGAACTACGGCCCGGATATATTCGGCGTCCTCTATAATGGTAGGAGTGCTGAGGACCCGGTAGGCAATGTCATACTTGGTAAGCAGATGCTGGCAAGCCATCTCCACTCCCACCTTAGACAGCCCGAAGAGCTCTTTGCCCTTCGTCTTGAAGTGGTAGACATACTTATCAGCGAGTTGCCCTGCCATTGACAGAGCAATTTGGTGATCGTCTTCGGAGTCAAATACGAGGAAGGGTGTCGCATCTCCCCCGGAGGCTTTGACAATCTCCGTAGTCGAGGCCGCCTCAATAGCCTCCCATATTTTATCTTTGGCCCAAGACTTATTGACCGCAATGCCGGTTTCCGTGGCATATTCCAATAAGTCAGCCTTCTTTGAGTTCTTATTCACAGGCAGAACCGCACCTGTTTCTTCCTTTCCCTCGGCGGGGGCTTTCTTTTTAGTCATGACCTGTCCTCCTTTTGGTCATTAGATTTAGGGTCAGTCATAAAAGTATGACGGTTTGACCCCCATTACTGCCGCTACCTTGCTTAAGGTTTGCGGAGAGACTCTACAGCCGTCGGAAAGTCTCGTTATGATTCCGGCGGCATTATTTTCGGTCGTCCCTAGATGAATAGCAAGGTCCCTTACTTCCCACCCTAGCTGGACGAGTTTAGCTACGGGTTTTGGCACCCCTAGATACTTAGGAGTAACATTGAGAGCCTTACAAACTTGTCGCACCGTCGCATTAGATGGCCTTGAGCACATCTTAATCTGAACTGCTCGGTAAGGGCTCACTTTCAAAGCCTTAGCAAAGCCCTTATCGTCCAATCCAAGTTCTTCTAGGCGGCGCTCAATAGCACCTACCCAATTGACATTCATATAATCACCTCCTTAGTGGTGTGTGGGCGAGCATTATAAGAAGATATGTCCATAAAAGGCAAGAACTTTTTCTCCTTTTTTTGGTTTTAGTTGCAGGGCAACCTCGGTTCTCAATTAAACTTGATTCGTTACCTTGGTCCTAGGCGTGCCTTGATCTAGGCTTCTTCTATTTCTTGATTCTCTTCCGGGGACCAACCGTCGGGCAGATCGTCGCCGTAGGCTTTAAGCATGAACGTCATTGCCATTTCCCTGTCGCCCTTAGCTACTTTGACATACTCTTCAAAGGTAGCGTTATACTCAGCTACTCTTTGAGCTTCTGCCCGAGCAGCCTGAACCCTATTCCATACCACGTCGGATATCTTCTCCTTCTGGGAAGCAACCTTATCGTTGAAGGATTTAACGGCGTCATACTCTTCCCTTTTCTTCTTATGCAAGGTAAGAGTTTCGCTGAACCGGGTGAGGGGTTCGAGTTTATAGAGCACTTTATTTTCAATACTAAAGTCTCCGTCGATAGGCTGAGCATATTTATACTTATAGCCCAGTTTATAATCGTAGTCGGTCCCTATCGGGGTCATGCCCGTCAGGAACTTAACTACCTTTTCGGCGTCCGCCCGATCAGCAAGCAGGATAATGTCGTGCCCTCCATGCTTGACCTGAAAGAGGGTCTCTCTCTCAAGCTCTTTATCAATCGAGTCCTCCGGGCGGGGCGGTAATTCCTTAGGGAGTTTAATCCCTTCCTGAGCGCACCGAAAGTCTATGACTTCCTGTATCTCAGCGTCGGTTAATCTCAGGATGTCGCTGTCCTCAAGGTCGTCGAACCTCATTGCCAAAATTGCTTCCTCGTTCATTATGTCCTCCTTTTTGCGGGGTATGGTCGCCCCGCGGTTGTTTAGGTTATTCTGACTCAACTTCTGTTTTGTAGAGCACCTCCTTTCTTCTTTTTGAAGAAGTGTGAAGAATTTATAAAAACCAGCCCCTTACCCTTCGGCAATATTTTATAAAAGTTTGGGGTAAGGGGCTCGGCACCTATCAGATCTGATGGGTTCGTCGCCAGTTCCGCCAGACCAGATCTGATCTGATTCTGACCCGATCAGTGTCCTACCGGGCCGTAGTCAACTGGTTGAACCGAAGCGTGCGCTTCTTTGTGGACTTCCTCCGGGAGTAGGTCCGCCGTCCCGCTTGCCGTGCTACTGGGAAACAGGGCTTGAAGGAACCATAGCCGTTGCCATAGTCCTTCAAGAATAGATAGGCGTCCGTCCCAAAGTAAACCCGCTGTCCTTTTGTCAGCATCCTAGCCTCCTTGGTTAGGGTTGAGGGTTAGCTATTATTCAAACCTCGTCGTCTTCGTTCTCCAAAGCATTGCCGAAGTTGGACTCTAATACCGGGGCGCTGAATACAAATCCTTGATTGCCCCGGTACACTTCTACGATGACCTTCACCAGTGGTCTCTGTCTAAGCTCTTTATCTGGTATCCGGTCTTTAGGATTGTGCGCATGGAGATATCTCAAGAGCGCCTTGCCAGCGATAAGCTGACAGTTTTGGCTCTTGACCTTGTCCACAGATTCGTTGTTCGCCGTCATAATTCTTCGGGCGTTCAACTTCTCCTTATAGTCTGTGAACATCTCCCTCAGCGCTGTTTTAGTTAAGCCCGGCAGGAACGGTTTGAAATACTGGAAAAGGTTTGCCACCCCTTCAATATCAAGCCGCATAGCCGTTGTAGAATCGCCTAATAGTTCTAGGCGATCTAGGGCGCTCTTAGGAGCTTCTTTTGTCACCTCAATAGCAAGGAGCACCGCACCTCGGACTCTCAAGACGTCGGCTATCTTATACCCTCCCTTAGGAGCGGGTTTGTTTGCCGGCTGCCGGGTCTGGATGCCTACGGGCATCTTACCGCCGTAGGATTCCGGGTCCATCATCACCTGCTCTATGTGCCTGCAGGTTCGATTTCTCCGCCACGCCCAACATGAGCAGCCATAGCGCCCTTGCCTATCTACTGAGACGACATACTCCTTAGTGTGGTCCGTCCCGCTAGGCACGAGCCACCTATAGACCCATCTGTCTCCCATTGTGTCCTCCTTATTCTTTGAACACCGCTCTGACATTAGTGTCCTTTTTGATTCTTCTAAGCCGGGAATCAATCGCCTTCTGTCTCCCCTTGAGGGTCTTGGTATAAATCTTCCCTAGGGTCGTACTAAAGCTCTTGTTCCTGACATATACAGGCCAGCCTAAGAATACTAGGTGCCCATGCTCACATCGCGGGCAAGGGCCTTTGTAACTCTTCCGGAGCGTTTCCCTTCGGTAGGTAATGATTTCAACCTTCCCGTTATCCATCTCCTTCTTCCAGAGCAGGTACTTAATCTTGTTCCCTGTCTGGAACTTGCGCTTACATAAGGCGCATTCAAACATCGCCTTACTGTCATAATAGACAAACCAATCTGGGTGGTCTGTCTTATAGGCGTATAAAGCCATTCTCCCCTCCTTTGTTATTGGTTATTTCCAGTTTATATTTGGGTGCCAGTGTTGCCATTTTCTAGGGTTAGCCACTTCCCTTACCTCAGCGCCACAGCCTTTACAATAAGATGCCGTGTCATACCCTCTCCCTGTCTCAAGGTTGCGCAAGTCTTCCATCTTTACCTTCTGATACATCGCTATTTCGCGACCATCCTCAGCTAACCGATACCAAAGCCTTTGGTAGACTATATAAGGGTCACCTTTATGGGTGAGGATTTCGGGAGATTCTACGTCCATCGCATGGACAACCTCCTGCCAGCCATATTGAGGACAGCGGACGTGAGTCTTTTGAATTAGGCGGTAGGCTTCGGCATACTTATCCTCAGCCTTGGCGGCTTCACCTTGCAAGCGCTCAAGCTCGTCCTCGGCATTGGCTACTGTGATTTCAATATCTCGGATCGTTGCCGTAGCATCTTGGAAGGGCGCCATGCTCAGTCCTTCAATCTTGCTAGGGATCGATCGGGCATAGGCTCTAATATCCTTTAGGCGGCGGGTGATGAAATCCATATGCTCTTCCATCATCTCTTCAGGGGGCCTTAGTCTCATAGCTTCCACAAGATCGAATGGGCGCTTTGTAGGGCCTAGCCACTTCTTTATCTGATCTTTAACTGTCGGCATTAGACACCTCCTGTCATCTATAGTGATTATTCTTAATACCTAGGGTAAGGGTTACCCTAGTAAACCCGTCAGGCGGGCACTGAGAGGGCGGTTTTCTAGCCCTCTTTATACCCTCCTGCAGTAAGAGGCGAAAGCGCTTTGATACGCTCCCGCCCCGCCTCCTGTCTCCTCAAGGCTCTATCCTCTTGCGCTCCCACTCCCGCTCTACTTCCCCGGGGAGGGGATCCATAATCCGCTTGCCACAAAAAGGACAACGGTCCGCAATAAAGGCACCTTCGCTGTCGCTCCACCTCACCACCTCAGCGGTGATAGTATTGCAGGACTCGCAAAGGACTTCCTCCTCCCTAACCACCACTCTTACTCTGTCCGCTATCCGGCTCATCGGGTCCTCCTTGTTCGGGTTCATTGCTTGCTTGCGCCTCAGCCTCGCTGATATACTTCTGGGTAAGGTATTGATCAAGCCTGCTAGCGGCTCGCCTTATCCTCGGGTTCCGGTTAAGGGTGTCATCAAGCTCATGGTTGGCGCTGTGGACTTCTTCTATCAGCCTATGGAAAAGATAGTTCTGTCTCTCATCTTTTTCATTGGCCGCATAGCATTGTAAGAACGCCCTCGCCATTACATCAAAACTAAAGCTCATAGGTCCTCCTTCTTTGCCCTTGCTTAATTGCAAGGTAATGGTGGGCGGCGCTGTGACACGTCGCCCACCTAGCCCCTCATTAGACTATTTGATTATCTTTACAACCTCACCATAGGGTACCTCCTTCTGGAATTGATCCGTCTTTTTCCCGTCGCTTGTCAGGACCCAGAGGACGGGATAATCTGGTTCCTTAGCATACTTATTCGCATAGCCGTCAGTCATATAAAGCAGACCGCTCGGCTCTATGTCATGCTCCTCGACATACTCAAAGGCGATATCAAAAGTAGTACCGCCCCTGCCCTGTATCTCAAACTGCTCCGGCTTGAGGGGAAGGTCGTCGCTACTAAATGACTGCGGTTTATGGACTTGGGTATCAGCCCACAGCAGGAGCACCTCAACCTCAAACTGCTCCATAAAACCGATCGTCTCAGACACGACCTCGCACAGCGCTTCCTTATCCATTGACCCGCTTGAGTCGCAGACTACTACTATCGGGCCAAGCTCTGGGCTCTGCAGGCTAGGAGCGTAAAGCCCTCGCCGTTTCGCGTCCTCGTCACCTTCGGTCCAATCGTACTCGTTGGCTCCTATCTCATCTAGCCAATCAATGATATAGGTTGTGAAATTGATCGTTGGTTGAAATATTTCGCTGAGGATTGCCTCTATGCCTGCCGTACCAAAACCGGCCTGCTTGGCAACCGCCGCCGCTGTCTGAACCTTCTGCCGCCAGCGCTGTAACTCCGTCCTTTTCTCCTGCTCGCTTGCGGCCCGTCCGGTAACCGGACTCTTATAATCTTCAACTCCACCGCAGCCGCCCGGGTCTGGCGCAGCCTGCGAACCTTTCCCGCCTGCTTGCCCGGGTTGAGGGGTGCCTTGCCCCTGCCCCTGCCCTTTGCCTTGCGGCTTCTGGTTAGGAGCCTGCCCGCTCTGCGGCTGGGTAGGTTTCCCTTGCGCTTGCGGTTGCCCCTGCCCTTGCCCTTGCTTAGGCGGGCTCTGAGGGCTTTGACTCTGCCCCTGTCCCTGCCCCTGTCCTCCTTGGGGAGAGGAACCGTCTTGCTTGGGGGGAGGATTCTCCTTGCTGTGCCCTGCCGCTACTAGCAAGCCATATACCTGCTCCGCTGACTTCCCTTTAAAGCGCTCTTCGCAATAGCACCAATCCGGAATGATAAACAACGGGTTACGCTGTCTGTCCGTCATATATTTCATGATGAGGTTAACGGCATGGTCGCAAGCTATATTCCAAAGGTACGGATCCCGGTTGCCTCGCCTGAGGTGATGCCCTAAAGCACAATGGGCAACCTCATGGCAGAGGACGAACTTAACCAAGTCCATCGTCAGCTTGAGGACGAAGTCCGGGTTATACCTTATCCGGCTACCGTCGGTTGACATCGTTTCAATGGAGCCGTCCTCAACCATCGGCATACCTAGCAACATACCTGCGAACCAAACTAAGCGCAGGACAATCACGGACCGGGCCTTACTTAAAACAACACTCGCCTTACTTTTCATACACACCTCCTTGTGGTGGGTTTTGGTTTATACTGCTAGGGCGGGGAAGGGCTTCGACACCCTCCCCCGCTATTACCTCCTTGGGCGGGGTCTTAAATCACGCCCTTGAGTTTCTTGAGGATCGCCTCAGCGTCTTTGGCGACCTGATTCCGGGTTTTAGGATCGTCGGCAAGCGTGTCCCGATCGATCTTAGTGAGCTTCTCCTCTACCTGCTTCCGGACGGCCTCAAGGTCGGGGTCGTCAAATATATTGAGCTTCGGTATGAGGGTAACCAAGTCAACGAGATTGCCAACGAGGCTCTCCCGGATAACCGGCTTCTCTTTCTTCACCGTCGCTATCAGGTGAGTCAGCGCCTCAGCTATCCGGCGGTAGGGGTCCTTGAGAGCCTCAGCAAGACGTTCGCTGACTGCCTGCTCCGTGCTAGCCTGTATCCGGGCAAGCTCTTTCTTACTGAGGTCGACTCGAAAGTCACCCTTATCCGGGACGGGAGAGAACTCAATCCGCACGCCGAACTTTCCGCGGATATCGGAAGTGGACGGATAATCGTTCTCGTCATACAGCCCGTTGAGTTGGCTTGCCCACTCCCGCTTCGCTCCCTCAAACTGCGCCGCAACCTTATCCGCAACCGCCTCAGCCCTACCCTGTATCTCGGTAAGGACTTCGAGGTATTGAAAATAGTTTGCGGACGGGAGCAGGCGATAACCACCGTCTTCCCACGGGAGCGTATTAAGGGTGTGGTACTTCCGCACCTCTTCCTTAATCGCCCGGAACTCTTTCAGGAAATCGGGGTGGACGAGGAACTTATTGTAGCGCCCCGGCTCAACCTTGACGCTGTGAAGCTCTGCAACCTCAGCGCCGATTTTCTTGTCTATCTTCTGCCCGGACCACATCGAGACTCTCAGCTGAACAATCAGCGCTTTCTCGGTTATGGTCGCTCCAGCCTTACGGGTTACATCTTTTTTCTTTGTCATGATTCTTATCTCCTATCTTGCTATTGTGAGCAGCCTTATGACCGCTCGTTTTAGGTTAGTCTTTCTACTGCACCGCTAGCGCTCCTCCTAGCACTAGCGGGTTAGGGTTACGGCTGCTCAACTGCTGTGGATACTGCTATGCTGAACGGCCCAACTTTGAAAAGCACTGCAAGCCGCCGTCTCCGGCAAGCGCTCTACGCAATCCATAACCAGCATGGTGGAAAATTCATGCGGTAACCGGTTAGCATAGGCAATGATTGAATCAATGGTATCGTCTGCCGCCCGGGCCGCAAGCGCTACGCAGGTCGCATACAAAATATCGGTCTGCGAAGTCTCGTCCGGTATGGGAGCCGAGTCCGGCTTGAGGATAATGAGGTCCGGATTAGGCATCTCTTTGTGCTTGCGGTGAAAGTCATAAAACTTAGCGCCCGCCTGCTCTCCTACTAGCCCTGAGAATAGCTCTGGCAGGACCTCTTCCGGATATTCATCCCAAAGAACGTCGCTCACCTTTTCCCACGTCCTCGGGCAAGGATAGTTGCTCATATCCCGGGTGGCTTTGAAATTGACGAAATTATCCTGATCAAATCTTACATAGGCTATTACCTCAGGGTTGATATTGTTTGCCAGCGCCCACTTACTCCACCCGTCTATGTCGGGGTCAAGCTCAAGCATCCAAGCCGCCGCCGATTTCATTATCGGCATAAGACCCCGGACCCCGCTCTTGTCCTCCTTGCGGTTGGTGGCGATTATGATTACCACCTCGTCCGAGATTTTCTTCCCGGCTAGCTCGCCGCCGTGAAAGAGTTGACGGAAAGGCGCTTGCACCGAGTCCAAAGCCTGCCCGAAGTCATCAGCGAAATAAACCGTCCGCTTGGTGACATTCATCAGCTTATACAAATCGCCGTAGGGCTTGTGCTCCGCATGGTCCCCGGCATCAAAGCCGTAACCCTGATAGGTTGTCGGGTTCGCAACGGACGGGTGACCGAGGATCAAGTCGGCTTCCTCTAACTGCGCCGCCAAGTTGACCAGCGACGTCTTCCCCGTGCCGGGTAGGCTGTGGATAATCACGTTCCTTTTCTGACGGATCGCGATTCTCACGCACTCCAATACTGTCTGGGTTGTTGCCATTTTACTTACCTCCTATGGTTAGGTTTTACTGCACTATTAAGCTAGGTTAGTCTGCCCTCAGTCCTCAGCCGGGGCAGGGCTCTTTTGGTTTATGATAAATCTTGGTTCCTGTTTAGTCTCGGTTCTGTATGACCACCCACCTTGGTTCTAGGGTAGCCTTGTATCTCGGACCGGGGCTTCGACACCTCGATCCGATAGCCTCAAACTACATCTCTCATCTTGCGGCACTCAGCCCTCGTCAACCTATCTATATGATAGTGGGTTACGCAATTGGCTATATCTATATCCGGCCTGATTATTATTACCTCATTAGGCTCTAGCAATGGGTCACGATTCAAACTGCTGACGGCTGCGGCGCATGGCTGGCACCTTATCGGCGACGTCTCAACCTTAATCGTTATCCACTTCCTTCCGTATTTGACTTCCATAATTCCTCCTTATTTAGGGTGGGTTAGAACTGCTTTATTAAACTGCTTGCGCTTCGAGGTAGCGGCCAAGCTCGCTCAGCGCCACGTCTTTCCTCAGCGCTCCCAACTCGCTCAGCGCTTGCGCCACGTCCTCTATCATCTCAGCGTCAAATATCACGCCAAGCTCTTCCCCGTTGTCAGCCCACGCTAGGAATAACCGCCCCTGCTTAATACAACGGCATAGGCTAAACTCCCGGGCTGGCACTTTAGGCGCACCTAAGCGCCTCGCGTAGCGGTACATAAAACCCGTTACTATTACCTTTGCTTTATTCGCCATCTATTACCTCCACTTTAAGTTGTAAATCTTCGCCAAACATAAGAAGCGTACCTACGCCGGCGATCCAAACAAGCACGCTACCAAAGCCGCTGTCTCCTGTGTCCCTGACTTCGGCTTCCCTCCCGTATAACGGACCGCCCCGGAAACGGAGCCGATCCCCTTTACGGGTCTCCCACAGTCTCTTCATCTTCATCTTCACCTCCTTGGTTCGATGTTTTGGTTTTATTAAAAAGGGCAAGGGCAAGCTCGGCATCAATTTATAGTAATTGGGTGGGCCAAGCTCGGCACCCGCTCAGATCTGCGTGTTGGTCGCCAGACTTGCGATCAGGCTGTCTGAGATCGGGTCAGCTGATGCTAGCAGACCCTCAAGCTAGGGCTGTCATATGGACGTGCAGAACGCACTTCTAAGCGTGGTTCTCACCCTACCCTATACCCTAATAAGCCTCATCTTCAGCTGGGCGTCTAGCTTGCTAGCAGTTTTCCAAGCTAGTCAATAAGCGCTTGAGGCTGCGACACCCCTAGCGCTTCAAAGCGCAGGCCCTCACCTGCTCTAACCCTTAGTCAGCTTAGGGTTCAGGGCAACCACCCTTATGAACCCTAAGCTCTCCTTAGGCTTCCTCAATCCCAACGGCTTAAGAATGCTTCATGCTCCCTTTGGGCCTTCCAATATGAAGCCCTTGCAATATAGAGCGCCTTAAGCAAGCGCCCTGCAACCATGCCTACATCTTTAGCGCTTGCTATATTGGAATAGGTTATCGCTGAAACGGTAGCAGAAATGATCGTCTTGCTATCCTGATCTCCATTTTGGACGATATTAAACCAAATCTCCTGCGCCCACTCTTTAATCTCCTCATTGGTAAAACTTTTGTTTGTCCTCATGCTCTCCTCCTTGTTCTCCTTATGGTTCGTGGCACCCTGCCCCTCAGAGCCTAAGCTCTCCTTAGTGTTTCTATGGTATGGCTAGCGCAGGCTTCGACACCTGCGCTAGCTTGCGCTCAATAAGTGAGCTGGCTGCCGGGTTTGAGGTATATGGTATAGTAACGACCAGCCTCGGTCCTGCTCGTATCTAGGAAGTTGAGGATTATCTCGCTCTCAGGTTTGTCGTGCTCAACCGCAACCTCGTCCCAATTCTTACGAATAATAGTGGAAATCTTTTTGATCATCCGAGGGCTTATCTCGTCCTCGCTCACAGGGTAGCCTCGTCTTTTCCCAGCTTCCTCAGCGCTTGCAGGGGTATAATAATACTTCCCTAAGCAACCACAGCGACAGCCGGGTTTTCCGGAATAAGCGGTGAGGATATCCTCTTCCCTAAAGCGCTTTGGCAATGCCTCAAGCGCTGCCTTAGCCGCCTGCTTCTCAGCAAGCGCAAGCGCTTTGGCGTCCAGCTCTTTAGCTATCAGCTTCGCATTAGAAAGCAAGCGCACCATAACCTCTATCGCCTCTGGTTTATTGCAGGAAGGGGCGCTCCACCTCAAGCGGGAAGTCCAACGATTTCCATAGCGCAGGCAGGGCTTGGTTATTTCAACTTTCATACCCTCTTCCCAAATCTCAACTGTGCTACTATTTTCTTTTTTCTGCATCTTATCCTCCTTGCCCTCTCAGGGCATTGGTGAGCTTAGGTTTTCGCACCACTAGGCGCTAGAGCCTAAGCTCTACTTATGCTTTATTGCATATGGGTTGAGCGGCTTCGACACCTGCTCAACCTGTCCCTTCAAAGCGCTTTGGCTGTCCAGCTTCCTGATCTTGCTGACCCTTCGATATCCCAAGCATGACCCTCAGCGCACTTCATAACCATTTG